CATCTCCCCAGCCATTACAGCCATTATCTTTAGAGTTACCTGTTGCGGCAGCAATGTCCGCTAACGAGTATCCGCTTGAAGTCATCATAATTTCAAGCCCCCTTAAATATATTTGTAAATCAAGAGGAATCCTAGGCTTTCCACTCAATCTTACAGCAAAGTTATTTCATGCCAAATTGATTTTTGAGCTGAGATAATGCTTTTTCCGGATCGATATGACGCTCATAGATTCCTAGCCAATCTCTCTATTCCGGTACCATCTCCATTTTTCATCATTTGTATAGCATTGTTGAGCACAGGATTGTTCCCGGCTTCCTTTTGTAAAATGGTATTTAATGCTTCTTGAGGATTTCCACCACTTCGCATTAATCGGATTAACTGCATAGGATTAATCATTTTTGACTTCCTCCCCTCTGTATGGGTTTGGACGCTTCCATGTGCTGTTGATTATTTTTATTTACCAAATCTTTAATTCCAGATATCTCCTCGAATATATCTTGCCTTAACTGTTCAAACAACGTATTTAGCGTTTCTTCATTTATTCCAGTATTGAGTTGTTCCGATTTATTTTGAGACTCTGGTTGCATCAATCGATATACGCAAATCTGACTTTTCCCATCTGCCTGCAACTGCTTTCTGTATATTTCAGTCCCATCAGATTTTGGATACCAGACTGGATTCCCACTCATATCAACGTCTTTTGCCTTTACCGCATCGATTCCATCGACAATCTGCCCAGAAAGGAACTGATTCTGCTGATTCACTTGCTGTTGTATGGGAACGTACTGCATCTGTGGTTGGTAATTATTGTTTGGTAATTGGGACAATCTTTCCTGATATGGATTGATTGGATTCTGATATGTAGGATATGCCATATTAGGCCATGTTGGATAAGGTTGCACCTATCTTTCCTCCCTTCTTCCTACCTCTATTATACTTAACCAGATAGGAAGAAAACAGGACAGAATATAGACACTTTATGGACATGATTTGAAAATTACTTTTCGAATTTTGTTTTTGATTTTTATGTTTATTCTATAAGCAGTTTTAGACGATATATTCATTCGTTCTGCTGACTGTTCAAGGGTAAAATTTTGAGCTCTTAATAGAAAAAGTTCGTTCTCATCGGGTGTAAAATTGCATTCACTTTCTAGCACTTCTATCTCTGATTTTGTGAAGTCACTAATATTCATTCTCTTGTTACCCATAAAATCCATTCCTCCCTATATGGATCTTATCCGGGGAACGTTCCACCTTTGAGAAAATAGGCGACTACTGCGCCTATAACGGCTCCGATAATGCCAGTAATGGCCGATTCGTATCGTTTGCTTGGCACTGACATTAAGGATTTTACATTATTATTTACTTCATCCACAGCATCTCGAATATGCTGTAAATCATTGGATACGACATCCATACGACGTTCCAATTCTTCAATTCTGGAGTAAAACTTTTCATGCTCCTGACTGATTTTTTTCTTTAAATCCCGAAAGTCATTTTCAAGGGATTCGATTCGATGTATATTTACGCATTCTGATTCACATCCCATCGCCATACCTCTTGGGCCCTTTCTCTCCCGTAAGACTATACTTCTCCCCACCACCGAGCAAAGTATCCCTGCAACACAACGGGAGGAATTGTGTCACGCACCGTCTGTGTTATAAAATTTTTGCAACCGGGATGATTCCTCGAAGATAACTTGCTGGCGTTCCAGCACTGTTATATGAAACCGATACTCCAGATTCAGAATAACTCATAACACCTTCTTTGCCCTGCTTATCATAGTGATACTGGGCGATTTTTCTGATTTTACTTTTGTATCTTTTCATTGCTACGTTTTTTGCAATATCTTCATCTTCCTCATTTGTGAAACCAAATGGGAACATTTCCTGGACAACATCATCAATTGCATCATCGATCAGCATAAGCAAAAAAGAATCCTGTTCTGGAATATAATCGTGTCCAATATATTCAATTAATTCTCTCAAAATTTGTTCTTTCAAGCCTATACCTCCATCATTTATTTTTTCGATGGTCTGCCTCTTTTTGCTGCCGGGGCAGGTGTCTCAATATCTCCATCGTTAGAAGAAAACGGAGAAACTGTGCTCTCCGCCTTAACCTCATCATCTGGAACCATCTCTCCGGCCGCATAGTAAATACCATCGTGTTTTACAACGTGATCGTATGTCATGCAATGCCTCCTTATTCCTTTACTTTCAGAACATAGATGCTGTCCATGCCCTCAAAGGACGGCAGTGCAATCATAGACGCTGTAGTGAAATACTCTACCGGCGGTCCGTAGATGGTTTTTGTTGCAACTGCGATTCCGCTGTCCAGTACAGTTACATCTACATCAGCATTTCCTCTCAGGGTTCTCTCCTCCGGAGTTACGCCAGCCCAAGTATTACCAAGCGTACCATCGCCAATGATTGTTACGTAATCATCTGGGAAGAATCCTTTCTTGGTTCCGTCAAAATCCTGGTATTTCTTATCGTACAAAACCGGAATAAGACCTGTCTGCAACCGAAATACTTCTTTTGCCTTTGCCTGAGACATGAAGTCTACATTGACACCAGATGTGGTGATAAATGCATTCTTCATTTGTTTGCTCTTGATTAAGTAATTGAATGTCTTACTTGTCATAAGAGCATATCTCGGTGCTTCTCCGATACTTGTCAAGTAATCATAACCATTCTGAATGTCATCCAGAGGAGCAGCGCTATCTGCTTTATCCCATGTACTCGTTCCGCTCAGAGATGCATAGTGTTCGCCCTTCCAAGAAGAATCCTCATCGTAGTTGTACGCATAAATGGTATTGTCAGCTGCGCCAATGGTGATTTTCATTGCTCCATCAAGCGGTGCCAACAAGCTCATTCTCATCTTTTCCATAGAAATTTCAGCACCGTTTACCAAGCTATTTACATCATCATAAATGTGGTTTAAAACCTCGTCGATATACGGATCATTGGAATCCTGCGCTCTCTGAATGTCCATCAGATCACGTTCATCAATCTTCATGGACTCACGGAAGATCGGCATCTCCTCTGTTCTGATTTGGAAACCTCCACGGGTTCTAATGGTTGCCATGCTGTCCAATGCAGACGGTTTCAATGCAACGCCCAACCCCTTGTGCGCTTTGATCCATTTCAGGTCTATACCATTTTTCTTTCTAACCGGGAACCATGTAGTACCCAGGAAAGGAATCGCATTACTTGCTTCTTCTGTTCTACGAAATGCAACAGCAGCCGTAGAGAAAACATCTGTTAAATTCATAAAACTCCTTTCTTCCCCTTAACTATTTGGGGTTAGCGAATGTTATATTCGGTGTAATTAATTATGATTGAGCTGCCGGGATAGTTCCAACAATCGGTGTAGTAGCCTCTTCAAAAACAATGCGGCATCCGGCATTTACCAGTGCGGCTACAAGCGCAGCATCATAGGTTAATCCACTGTTTTCCTGTGCTCTTTTTGTATGGATATATGCTTTTTTAAGCACTGCCGCCTGCGGTCTACTCTCATATACATCATGACGCAGAAGGCCAATTGCGCCTGTCCACGGTGTAGCAGATACCGGTCTGCCATCTTTGTCTACCGGTGTACCTGCCGGAACAATTTTTTCTCCATTGTCCGCAGTTTTTACCACTGACGTAAAATCAACGGTCATTGCCGTAGCTTCGCATTCCTTACGATTTAACACTTCTTTCTCCAAACCGACAGAAATGTTTTTTACTTTCATATCGCCTCTTGCCATCGTTAAACCTCCTTATTAGTTTTACATATAATGTTTAATAATATCTGCATTGGCTGTTTTTTTAGATGAACCAGCGGATAACTGCTTTGCTTTCTGCATTGCAAGAGATTCACTTCCATCTCCATGACCAGCAGAGAAATCTTTACGGGACGCTACAAATTCCTGCTCCCAAGCAGCCTTTAATGCTTTAATATGAGTTCCAATAGCTGAAAAAATCTTATCAGCATCCTGTTCCGTAATGGCTTGTGCAAGCTCTCTTGCCTCATCTTTTGCCATCCCGATCTCCTGACTCATACATCTTTCCGTGTACTCTCCAATCTGAAGCTTGTTTTCCAGCTCTTTAATCCGATTCTCACGTTCTTGCTCATGCTCTTGTTTGGCCTGCTGCTCTGCTTCCTCGGCTGTCATTTTGGCTCTTAATTGCTTTTTGAAGTTTGCTGCTTCTGTAGATGCGGTATTCTTTTCATTCTGCAATTTGGCACTTCTGGCTCTTTCTTCTGCCAACTGTGCCATCAATTCTTCTACAGTCGGATGTTTGTCGCCATCGCCTTCGCCACCACCACTACCATCATCGCCATCACCTACACCAGAATTTCCACCATCAGCACCAGTGTCGCCACCATCAGCAAAAATCTGTAAGTGCATTGGAAATTTGTTACGTGTCTCGGAATTAAAAGTTCTACTGATTCTATTCAGCTTCATAATAAAAACCACCTTTCTAAATTAGCTCTGTTTAAGCACATTTCTCTTGTGCCGACTCTTTAACGCCTTGTCGCAGGCGTTCGCTCCTTTAGGTTCTTCTCCAACCATTTATATAAAACGTCCAGTTCCCCGAACGTTATTTTTATTACATGTATTTGATTGAGCATCGGCAGTTCACAATCTGACTTGCACTTGCTCCATATGAAGTGTCTTTAGGATAATCCATGACGGAATCTCCTACCAAAAACGGCTCTGTAATTGGCTTAATGGTACCGCCGACTTCACGGTGATCCTTCCGCTCTCTTTTGTCCCGGATATCAACCCATTTCTTTAAAGTGAATCCAGCAGCTATCGCATCCATGAAATCTTGATGATTCAAAGATGTATTTGATTCGTTCTCTGCCATATATTTAGCTCGATCTGGAGAAACATAATACGGATCATCTGGATTATTCTGCGTTGCTTCAATGACATCATACGATAATGACTGAATGTAATTTTCCATATAGTCATCCAATGCTACTGCACCAGCTATAGCACTACGATATTGATAAATGAATTGAGAACGCACAAATTCAAAATCTACAGTCCCATATTCTTGCATTGAAAACAGAAGTGCAATTACAATTAAAAAGCTCTCTTCCATCTTCTTTGCAAGTTCTATTCTCTTTTTCTTATCTTCTTCGGATAAATCCATGTCTCCGAAATATTTTTCAAAATCAATGCTTCGCTTATTTTCAACAAAATCGTTGACTTCGTCAAAATTTCTAATTCCAATCACAAGGCATCCCTCCTTTACGACTGAACTTTACTATCATCAGTATTCATTCCGTCAATAATGGGAGAATTTCCAGTCTGATTGATTGGATCGCCCGAAGTATTAAAATTATGTTCCTGAGATGCATCAGAAGCAGATCCGCTACTCTTCATATTCTCTTGGAGAGCATCTAACATATCCTTGGAATCCAGATATACTTGCTCAGTATCCTCGAACGCATCCACCATTTTAAGAATATGTCGCGGATGTATTCCGGCATTGAAATATGTCGCAAACGTATTCGCCTTAACACTCATGTCTGTGTTTTTCTTGCGCGTGAAGTGCAAATCGATATCACTGGTATGAATCAATCGAATTGGCGCATCCATCGGAAGTTTTCTTTCTGGCACTTTAGCAATCGCTTTCAAAATCAGTGATAATTCTTCACGTTTACCATGTGCGATCATCTGTTGCTCACGAACCGCATCCAGTTCTGTGGCACTCCAGCCTGCTGACATATCTGTGGCGCTTCCTGTTGAACCACCACCAGAATTGTCATATTGAAGAGGGATCTTACAATCTTGCAGAATTTCTGTTCTGGTAGTCTGAATAGCATTCAATGTACTAGAACCATCAAACGTACTGGAAAGCGGTTGTATCTTAGCTACTTTTCCATCGTCAGAAAAGGTGCACACCCATTCTCCACTCTTAGGACTTCTGCTTTTTCCGTCTTTATCTATAAACGATACGTTATCAGCCCACCATATTTCCTGTGTGCGTTGTGCTACATCATTGGTGAAATCCGAAAGCAGAACATTCAGTGCATCCATTCTGGCTATTTCTCGTTCAAAACATCCAGTGCGGTCGAAAGCACGTTCATACTCAACAATCGGTATTTTCTCAAGCGGATTTTTTTCTTCGCTAACAATTTCTCCGTTTTCTACTTCAAATCTGCTCTTATCTGTATAGCAGGTAAAGTATTCCGAACCATCACGGCAGGAAAAACTCACACCTAATACTTTTTTTTGACCAGGGCCATCATAATAAACCACAAAAGCATACTGTGAATCCAATGTATATAAATCCACCAGAGAACCATCGTCCCAATCATCCGTCTTGATATCAACCATTCGATGACCAATACCACACACTTCAACAAATTCTGCCATGCACTGATCTAGCCATCCAATGTTTTCCCCGTTGATTAGAGTTTCATTCAAGGCAGAAATTCCAGAATCGTCTGTATTGGAATCTGTATCGTGCAACTCTTTATTACCGCGCTGCACCATCGTAACCGGGTTTCCCCAGTTATACGCGATTTTGAACTCTTTCACATAATTCGCCAAATTTGCATGTACTCGGATGTCGATATCTGGACGTATTGTTTTTGGACGAACAAGAGGCTGTTTTCCACGTTCATACTCAATCAGGAACTTCATCTCTTTGACATTTTCTCTGTGGATATTCATTGCTTTATCCAATACTTCCAAAAGATTGTTTCTGTCTATATTTTTATACCTGCTATAAATTCTTTTTCTCCCTATCAACTGTCTTGGCCTACCATTGATGGCAATTACTTTCTCTTCTGATTCCATGCAAAACACACCTCCCTTCTATTCAAAAAGAAAAGCGCCTGGAATTCTCCAAACGCTCTAAATACATTTTTACGATATTATTGTACAATAGTTATATGTATGCTAAAAAGTCACTTTTTTCGAACATTTAATAAAGCAAGAAAATATCTTCTCCTATCATTCATCGCACTCTGTGAACAAGGAACTCCCATCACTCCACGCAAATAGGCATACGAACAATCACGGTCACAAACGAACTTAATGATAAATTTCCATAAGTCTGCATCTACTTCTTTTGCCGTATTTTCAATCAAATCAATCTTTTGCTGTAAAGCCGTGTGTCTCATTGCGAGTTCTGCCGTTGGATCGCTTTTATTGTTGGTCCTTGAAAATGGCATACCATTAAATCCGGTACTATGAACGGTATCTTTGTTATACAGCAATTCGTCTTTCCATTCCTGGTACTGTTCGCAAAAGGCGATCAATTCTCTCCTACGTGCCGGTGTCATGTTGTAATCTTTATAAGTGAATTTTCGTTTATTCATGATACCTCCTAAAATGGACTTGTCATAATTCTGGTTCGTGAAACTCCACTGCCCTTATTCAAAAATACTGCTAATGCCGCCAATGAGTCCGGTGCATCATCATGCTTATTTTTACCAGTGATTGTAAAACTGTAAACTTGATTAAGAAACTTTCGATATTCTTTTGATTGACAACCTGAATCTCGAAAATAAAAGCTCCGAATAGCTTGTGCATTATCCCATATTCTTTGTTCCTTTCGTTGCGATGTTTTTTTTCCTCCTTTTCCGGCATTGACGATCATCTGTTGTGCAAATCTGGAAATCAAATTGATTTGAACTCCACGTTCTTTCAGCATTCCATTTATATCATCTTTGTAACCTTCGCCACCATTATTCGCCTCAAAAAAGGCATTCGACACATGATTCCTGATTAACGCATCCAAGACTTTCGGCTGTGTAATCATCTTTTCGCTGCTATCAAACACAACGTCATGAATGTAAACCGAACCATCTTCATATACATAAGCAATTGGCATGGAAAGATAGTCTGTTCCGCCCAAAGCCACATCACACGCAGCGACCACTTTCAGCGGTGCCACATCAGGCAACACACCATTGTAAAAATTCATATGCTCTGGGTTAAATACCGCGCCATCACGTTCAATCGGTTCCTGCTGACATTGTGCGAACCACGATGCCATATCGTCATTTTCTTCAAATTTCGCACGTTCAATTCGATAATATTTCGTACTGAACCCGACATTATAATCATAATCAAAGTTGGATTCATCTGTTTCTGGGTCTAGCGCCGGTATCTTTAAAACTTCCCATCTGATTCCTTTTGCCTCTGGATTGTTCTCCAGAAATCCCATACGATTCATATAGATATCATGCAGACTCCAAATAGTTCCGTTATAAAGGACCTTGCATTTCTCTTTTTTACGTTTCATAAGGTTGTTATCAAACAACATCTGCTTTCGTGCTAAAACATCCGGACTCAAAACATCCTCAATACCTGCCAAAATATCATCTGCTACCAGCCATCCGTTCGCATCGTACAAACCGTTCAAACCAGATGTCAGACCTTTTCCAGACAATGACTTGTATTTCTTCTTGCGCTCCAAATCAACGGTATTAGCTTTAGCATCAGTGGATACGATTCTGGCATTTGGAAAAACATCTGTATGCAGATAAATCGGATCTGTCCATATTTCCTTTACGCCATCAAGAAATGCCCCTCCAGCATCCTCTTTATATGAACAATACAGATTACTCAATTCTGTATTTCGGCAGCAATGCCATGCCATTCCAAGCGTGATTATCTGCGTATTATGTGTTGGAACCATTGTTTTCCCAACCAAATACAAACCATCACTATTTGAAACCGTAATGCAGTTGCCTTGTTTTGGAATGCTTCTTGTGATTGATTTGATAGAAATCCTATGTTTCTTTGAAAATTCTTTTAGTTTCTTTCGTTCGATTGTACATGGTATTTCAATTGTTGGATTAAATCCAATGGTATATACTGCATTTCTACCAATTACACCACTGCTTGATATTTTCGGTTCTTCCTTTTTTATAGATGCTCTCCATCCAAACGTGGATATTAAAGAAACAAAGTCGTTTTTTAACGTTTCATTTGCGGTTGAAAACTGATATCTTCTTTCTTTTCTAATCAAACATCCATCCGTGTCCAGCAAGCCCGCCAAAAGTTCCAGTCGCTGCTTTACAGAAGCACATAAATATTCTTTCGGTATGTGTTTATTACAAATTTTCGTATAATAACACATATCATAAGTTCTTAAATCGTCTACCAGTTCCCTGCCAAATACTGTTGTTATTACCCCTGTCGTTTTATGAACGTATTGATGTTTTATTGGATATCCATACTTTACAATTTTATCGACAATAGCAGAATCCGATTGAGGCCCAGAAATGGCAGGCTTTTTATTGGTTCCATCACCCAACCAGGCCCCTAAAACATACGGATGTACTTTTAGTTGCATTTCCGTTCCTGCCATTATCGGCTTTTGAGGAAGATAAAATCTATATCTATCATTAAATCGTTCTTTTCCTATTAAGTTTTGAGTTTCTTCTGTTTCCCAGACACCTCTTTTTTTGTCATAGACAGTCCATTCGTGTCTAAAGTGGCATTCAATCTTTGTGCCATCGGACAATTCCACTGTATGAGTTGTATGATATTTAGGATGAACGCAAATCACTGTAGTAAACTTTCCATCGCTACCAATGACTTGATCTCCTAATTTTAATTCTCCGTGAGTTTTCCATCCACTCTTTGTAAACACTGGCGTATCATCGGCTAATAGCTTACCAACACGCGCCGGCATGTGAATAAATCCCTCATCCAGCTGATCATCTTCCAGTCGTTGAAGCAGATTGACAACCTTTATCAATGTCTTGCGTCTAGGCTGATAAAAGCGTTCCTGGGGTTTTCTATCCTTTTCAACATACAAAGCATAAGAATCCAACAGATCCGGTGCTTCAAATAAAAGCAACTGCCAGTACAAATCATCAAAATTTCCACTTCCTGTTTGTGCTGCCCTATAAGCCGCCATCTGATGCAAATATTGACTGATTTTCAACGCACAGTCTTTAACATCCTTATGTTCAGCGAATACATAATCGCTACGCATATTCAAAATAAGCTGAAACAAATCTTCCTGGCTTTGATAATCTTTCAAACCACATTTCATAATCCGGTCCGCAATGTATTTATACCATTCAAGACTGCCCTCTATTAATTTTGACATATAAAAAGAACCACGCTCCCCCTTTATCAAAAAGTGAAGTCATGGCTCTCTAAATATTGGCTCTCTTGACTAACTATCCATTATTCTGTTAATGATTGGCATAGTGAAACAAAATCGTTTCTACTCAAATTTTTCAATTGCTTACTTGCCAATTCGTGTGTGTATACTGGTCTCCCCATCAACTTGTATGCGTACTGATAGACATACTTCCTATCCTCTCCCGTCAGCATACAAATTCCCGTATAGGCTTCCACAATAGCTGCTTCCTGTTTTGTCATTTGGATAAATTCCCCCATTCCAACAAACCATTGAAATCTATTAAATCTGTGTTACATATTTTTCCATCATCAGTGCAATAGCAATAACCCGTAATAGGCCGCTGCAATAGTTTATGCCGCATGATGCATTTGGAAAAGCCATTGAACGATCGTTTCTTGTCTCCATATGGAATAAATGAAATTAATACCTTTCCAGGATCAGTGCGATTAGAACGAATAATGAGTTTTCCCCACAAATTCACAACTCCGCTATTGTAGGTTATTCCTATTCTTGCCATACCTAAGATGACCTTGTATTTTGATTGAACATCATTCGACATTAATAATAAACTTTCCTTTGCATTTACTGCCCCGACAAATATAGGGCATCATATGTATCTTTGTTTCATAAAAAATTCGAATAGCCTTTTTATGACAAAATGGACAGATGATCCACACCTGTCCATCCGAAAGTATTTTTTTATCAGCTATTCTATTCCATCCCTCTTCTGGTGGATTCATGTTTTTTGAAAAATCACTCATAGCTTTCCAGCCCTTAAAGTAGCCCGGCCGTTTCCTGTAAATTCGCATACATACAAGCCAGCGTATTGACAGTTACTCGTAGCTGATTGATTCTAACGCAGTCTTCTTGATATCTACTTTCCAAATACTTACCTCTGTCCTTAAGATCGGTCAACTGCTTTTGAGTCTCAAACAGATCCTTATTAGCTTTTTCTAGTTGTTCCTTTAAATCAGAATTTAAAATCTCTAAGTCAAGATTCTGTGCTATCACTGTTCCCCTCCTATTGTTCGCAAGCATCGTCCCAAAAACGAAAGTCTGCACGATACTCTGAATCTCCATTACAGCATACGCCCTCATAGTGAGCATACCATTTACAAGTGCAACAATATTGTTTTTCTTGTTGTTTTTCCATAATCCAGCAAGTGGAGTCGAACCACACGAAAATCCTTCTCCACCGTCTGGAGTTTGTCGGAATCCACAACATTCGTATTCCGTTCCGAACTGTTGTGTTATATGTACGTTTCCCCGGTATATCGCACACGTTCCTCATTTTAGGCATTATCATAACCCAACTTTTATTTTGCCGGACAAGGAAATGGACCATCAGGGAATTGAACCCCGGACACACGGCTTATAAGGCCGCCGCTCTAACCGTCTGAGCTAATGGTCCTTAGCAGAAGGCAGATTGGGTAAAATCCTTCTGCTGTTGCAGTTCACAACCCCCCAGCCGCAACAAAGGTATTATCCACAGAGGGTATCAATGTGAATAATCGGGCACCCTGTTAGCCGGGAAGCACAGAGTATCCCGAAAGCCAATGATCGGACTCGAACCGACAACCTACTGATTACAAGTCAGTTGCTCTACCAGTTGAGCTACACGGGCAAAACGAATATCTACTATTCGTTTAATGACTCTCTGAATGGCTGATGCGTCCAGAATTTGATGTCATGATGAGCTGGAACATCATACACAATGCCGGTGGTCGGAACTTTGCACGAACGTGCCTTTCTGACAACCTTCTCAAAGCTACCAAATTTATCAATCTGAATGCGTTTTCCCTTTTTCAGTTCACGCCGCATGACTTCCAGAAACTTATCAACGATGATCTTGGTCTCATTTTCCTCAATGCCGGTTTCTTTAGCAACCATTCTAATCATTTCTAGTCTGTGCATACTCTTTCACTTCCTTTCCTTAATGCTGTTAATACAGATAGTGGGACTTGAACCCACATGATGTAAATCGTCAGATTTTGAGTCTGATGCGTCTGCCATTCCGCCATATCTGCATATGTGGTTACAAAACTGGAGCAGTCAGACTTAAACTGACGACACCTTGATTAAAAGTCAAGCGATCTAACCAACTGAGCTATGCTCCAACAACCGGCAACGCCGGTTAGCAAATTGTTTATAGTGCTATGCATGGCACTCCTTCCATAAGATTGAGGATAGTAATCGATACGATGAGGTATTTATTACTCATGCGGGGAAATGAAACACTTATGATGTAACCTTATGGAAAAACCATCCGAGCCTTGTGACGGCTCTTTAATCAGCTTTCCGCTAGATGGTGAAGGATCTACAATCATGGACCAAAAAATAATCAGTCCAAACTGGGCTAGTTGGATTCGAACCAACGAATGCAGGAGTCAAAGTCCTGTGCCTTACCGCTTGGCGATAACCCATTTTTAAACTGTCATATATCGGATGGATTTGACAAATTCCCTAGGAATCGTGACTATCTCATTCTGGGTTTCGATATAGAATAGTTGAGTGTCTTGTGCATATCGGTATGCGTCGCTCTTCCTTTCCAGAATATCTTCGATGTCTTCGGATGTTCCGTCAATATATTCGACTCTTACCACGTCTAAAGCCCCCAAATGCAAACCAATGACAGCACATATGTAACCAACATCGCCGAGAAACCGACAATTGAAAATTTGTTTTCTGGCATTTTAAGCCCACGCATGAAAATTACCAGGCAAGCTGAGAATACCGCAATCATAACTGTAGTAATTATCTTTATTGCTAAAACCATCTTTATCCCTCCGACATCTATAGCCTTAACGTGTCAATTTGTTCCCGTCAAGCACTTTTTTTACTTTTCCAAGGTTATAAGCTCCGAAAATGGGAGTTTTTCAATCCATTTGCAAAAATCATGCCATTCATCCAGCCTGTGATCCCTTCTGGCAAAATAAATGTTCCGCAGAACCGTATAATTTAACATCATGGTTCGTTTCTGGTTGTAGCTGGACGGCAGAAGCTGGATCATCTGCCACCACACTTCTTTTTTAGTTGGCTTGCGATATCCGTTATTGTCATGAATTTCGTAATTGACATATAAATCTCTTACCTCGTTTAAATACTTTATAATATTCCTTACAACTATTTTCCGCAAATTCTGTAAACATATTCCTAACACCTGTTGCATTCATATCATCATATTTCAATAAAACTCTTATTAAATTTTCGATCAATGAACGAAATGTTACATAATATATTCTTATTGAATTTTGAGATAATGAATGTACTAATACTAGCATATCATTTATCAAGCAACTATAATAATGCGTCTGATTATTATCTACATAAAAATAAAAAAACTTCTTTAAGAACAGCACGTTTTTGGCCACACACGTAATCTTACTTTTCTGAATTCTTTTATCACCGCATACCATATTGCAAAATCTTTCAATGTCTTTTTTGCAATTATCTGCTTCATAGTATCTATTCAGCATCGCCAAATCCTCTTAACCATTTTTCTAATTTATCATTTTCATTTCCTTTACGAGATCTTTTTATAACTTTATCTTTTTCTGAAATCTCTTCCGAATTTTTCATAATCTTACGCATGATATGTAAAACTTTATCACCATCGATTTCTTCAATATTTAGCAATACCCTGCAAGTTCTCGCTGCCATTAAAGTACGTGATTTAACCACATACGGTGGAAACTTTTCTTTTAATGTCTGTTCAATAAATTCACTAACTTCTACATTGGTCTTAATATATTTTCTTGATATAATAAAAACACAAAACAAACTTATTATATCTAACATATCAAGCTGTTTTTTCTTCAATCGATCTTTAACTATTTTTTCAAACAAAAATTCACTATTATTCATTATACTGTTCCACCTTTTTCAAAAATTCATCGCAAAGCACAGCAATCTCTTCTCGCGATTTTTTATACTTTGAAGAAATATTCCCCTGCAATCCAACCAGTAAGTCGTTAACAAAAGAGGTTGAATTTGAAAACAATCCAATTTTTTTAACGATATCATCTTTTTCAAATGTTTCTTTAAGCATTAGTGTTTTTTGCGTCAAATCTCTAATCATAGTATATACAATACCTAACGGGAGAATTCCTATATGTTCATTGTCATCCAAGCGATCTATTACCTGTTTTAATAATTTAATCCCCAAAATAGAATATCTATCAATTCGATTTGGAACTAAATAAAAGTCCGAAGCTATTAATGCTGCATCTGTATATACACTAATGGTAGGTGGGCAATCTATAAAAATAAAATCATAGTTATCTCTCAATTTATTCTCATTGATAAAACGCTTTACTTTTCTCGCTTTAGTCCCATCTTTATCACTTTCTACAAGAATTAAATTGATAGTTCCAGGAAGCAAATCCATATTATCATTCAATTTTACTAACACATCATCCGGCGTTGGAATGTCAACTTTTTTTGCAAGTGTAAGTTGTGATTGAAATAGCTTCATTACTGTTTTATTGTTGTCTCCACTAGAATATTCGTTCATATACTCATCTTCTAAGTCAAACTCATTGATTAAACTTTGTGTCGTATTGAACTGTGGATCTAAATCAATAAATAAAATTTTCTTTTTACAATATGTAGCTAAGTATTCTCCAATTCCAATGCATAAAGTTGTTTTTCCAACTCCACCCTTCATATTAATGAATGAAATAACAATTTCAAGGACTCTTTCAAAGGCAATTTCAAGGTCTGTATTATTACCCCAATTTGCGCTGTTTACATTGCAAATTTTCTGTTCAAGTGTTTCTCCTCTCAGAATAACTGTTTCTGGAATGCCCGAAAACGTCATAAACAGATTGTGATATGCTCCAACATTTCTTTCCGCAAAGTAAATCGCAAGTCCTATTGAAGTAGCCAGCGGTCTGCCGTACATAGAACCAGATACATCCGCCATTACAAGAACATTGGAACCCTCTTCTACATAATCCGGCAGTGCTTTCCACTGTGCTTCAAGGACTTTGCTGTTCTCTCTGCCGTATAAGAATTTCTCAACAATATCGTAAGGGAATAATGTGGACGCATTGATCTTCGCATCTCCCTTTTCTACCTTGCCGATAAATTCATTGAATCGTGCCTCGTCATGTTTCATAAAAGCCTTGCGGTAAATCATCATTGCACGGCTGGGGACTTCCGGGTATTTAATCTCATCCCATTTTCCGGCAGACATAAGGCTTTCTACAACACCGATCTGTTTTCTCATACTACGGACAATTCTCTTGAAATTGTAGACCGGATAACCAAGTTTCTGTGCGGTCATAACGCCAAGCCTGCGTTTCCAGTCATTCTAAAATACTGAATTAATATCTCGGCTACCGTTTTGGTACCCCAGAATATCCCCCTTTTTGTTTTTTCGGAATTTTTTGATTTCCTGTTTTTTCAATGAAACCTTTAATAAACTGACAATGATTACAGTCATAAGTTGGATAATTGTCGCACGCCCATTTGAGACAATCCGCACCAATATCTCCACACTCCATCGCTGCCGCGTATTCTGTTGTATAACACATCCTATGAATTGGATACCCTACTTCGAATAAGCATTTGCCCATCTTCACTCTCATAGAATCGTTTAATAGAACTGAAATCAAATCTTACCCCATATGGCACTGGCATATATGTCAAAAGCTCTCCTGTCTCCAATCTCATTTCGCAGGTCCTTGTGCCAAACATTTTTGATTTACACGTTATCTTGAATCGATACCTACCAGTTTCATTCATGCCAATTCGACCCCCTTTTTGTTTTTTGGAAATTTTGGAGGCTCACCCCGCCCCGACAGCCCCGCACGTTTAGACCCCTCCCCCCATGCCGATCCGCTGGTGCTTTTCCTGGGACGATTCCAACAAAAGCGAAAGTGATGAGCCTATAAGATGCTTTCCGATTCGCTTCGTTGCTAACTATTCGTGAAAGAAATCTTTGCCGAATAGTTGAACGTGTAAATATGTCGTATTGTGTTTATTATTTGCATTATTCAAATCTATTAACAGATTTCTTTTATCGCGTCCGTCTGATATAACACGGCTCTTATAACTCCGGCGCTTCCGGTTCTGGTAATTCCAGACTGTCGGCGTATTTCTGGGCGATTTCTTCCCGGCTCTCCTGCGCTGTGGTTCCAGTTGTTACCCTGATTTCCTGCGCTGCTTCCGCGTAACCGTGGCAGGCTTTCAGCGCAAAGATGCAGCCGATGCTGTTTTTCTCGGTCGCTCCGTCAAACAATGCGGACTCACTTTCCATTTTCCACCTTTTAGCCGCTCGAGAATGTGCAGAACTTGTTCCGCCTCTAATTGTCCCATTTATCCATGTAGTGATGGTATCGTTAGCCACTCCCACCATGATCGCAAAGTTTAAAATCGTAGGCTTTTTTTGATAACGATAGCATAAACCCGTGTATACATCCCACAACTGATCCAACAGCTCTATATTATCCAAATCTAAATTTGTACCAGTAACCCAAATTGTTTTGCGTTCTGCCGGATTAGCTTTAAACAGATGCATATAAATATGCTTCATCATTCCAGCAAAAGCGGAAGGATTCCCGATCATCTCTTCATGAGATATTCTAAGCACATTTGTAATATAATCATCTGCATAGTATTCAATCTTATTCTTGTATATTTCAATATTATTCAAATTATTTTGAATATTGACACTATGATCATTTACTGTTTTAATATCATGTTTACCATTAGCCATATTATAAAATTCACATCCTTTTACATATTACAACAAATATTCCAATAATACAAATAATTAAAGGAATATGAAATAATTGTATTTATTATTTAATCAATTATGTTATTCGGAAATATAAAGAAAGTCTTAAAGTAAAACATCTGTAGAATTAAAAGAAATATATTTAACTCCAGGAACTTAATCCAATAATAAAAACGCTGATATTTTAAAATCTAAAATATTAAGCTGATCGGATTATACGGAATAATAACACAAAAAGTCAAGATATAAATTTTAAAAATATTTTTATGATTATCTGGGAATTTAAGATTTATAAATATATTCCAGTCTGTTTATTATTGGATCGCTAGATATAATTTATTGGCTTACGATTTAGTGTATTATATGGTTTTAGTTTATGGCGGTTATATATAATTTACTGGCGGCAAAGCCGATTGGGGATCGTGGTAGTATGTAGCGTATTATTGTTATATTCACTTTATCGGTTTAAAGCGTTATTTGTTGGCAGTATTTAATTTACTGTGATTATATTTAATTTATCGGCGGCACCGCCGATCTACTTGGTTGGTAGTTTTGAGGTTTAGATCTGGATCGTGGTTGTATGTAGGTTACTACCGGGATCGTCGCTACACGACCGCAAGGATCTTAACGTCCAGCGGTCGAACGCTTACCGGATCGACGGTATGAGGCGATCTGATCTCTGGCTATAGGTGATCTAAAAAATCTGGTTTAGCCTCTGGCGTGAGATCCGATCGCTACCGACAGCGAAAACATAGGGCTTTAGCGAATCATTACCGCAAAAAGAATAAAAAACGCCATCTTTCGGGCTCTGCACGAAAGCCGAGGGGGAGTCCAGAGGGGGGCGAGGGACGCCCTCCTTTGTACTTGGCTAGCGACACAGTATATTATTATATATAAATTATATACAGAGATTAATATTCTTTTTTAGTAAAAGGGTGATTAAAAGATATAATAGATAATAGAGTTATTAAGGGGGTACGGGGGAGAAGAAGAGGAAGAAGGAAGAAAAGGAAAACTAAGGGGAAAACCCTTTTTTCTTCGACCTGCCACCGTTCGGGAAAGTTATTTTTTGCTTTTTGCGCTGTTACTGCCCTATCTGCTCTTGTTGGAATCCCGATCGTTATCTTCTGGGGTCTGGTGCATCCAGTCCAGAACGTGATCGCCTTCGCTGCTTTCTCTCGTTGGAATCATTCGCAGGGTTGCGGCGGCTTTTGGCTTGCCTAGATTTATATAGCTATCAAATAAAATTTTACGTGATTTTGCATTTTAATCTATCAAGTGGGTATTTTATCGACTTACTGATTTTTAAAGGCAAATTAAGATTTTAAAATAACGTCACTCAATAAACCAGATTGATCGCTTGCCTTGGAATCTCTGGCAGCAGTCTAGGCAAATCGCAACCTCTAGGGCAGAATCTAAAATTCCAGAAAACAGATCGCCCTTGCCTTGCTTGGAATCATGTATACACTAAATGATTTTTACATCAATTTGCTGTTTTAAAACACTTTATGAATATTTTACCGACTAGGCAACAAAAAACCAAAATTAGAATTTTAAACTAATATAATCAAATAAAGCCGATCCGCCTATCTGCATCAGCTTGGAATCAGATCGCCATTCCGGCAGAACCTACCCGGCTTTTATTGGAATCATCAAACATAGAATTTTAAGAAAAGTTTTATATAAATTTAATAATTAAAATTGGATTATCGTTAAATATTTCACGCAAAAATATACTTGCGGCTTCCGGATGCATCCGATACCGGAACAAAAAATCGGACCGCCTGCAATAGCGATCCGAAATTATTTGAATTGTTTATGTTATTTATAAAATATTGGTGGGGCGGTTGCCCGCCCCGGTGGTTTCTGAGCTATTCAATCAGCTCTTTTTTAATTGTCTTCGATGCCGCTCTGAGTGTCATCGATAAGGCGGTCAACCATCTTTTCAGCCTTATCATATTCTTTGTGTTTGAGTGCTTCCCGCAGGTCTTTCAAGTCCTGCAAAAGTCTTCTTAAATAACTTTTAAATACGCTCATATCTTCGTTCATGTTTCTCCTTTCTCCGGCTCTGCGGTTATTGTCTCGGTTTCCCTCTGACAAGTATTATTATAACTTATTTCAGTTATATTGTCAATATCATCCATTGAGTTTTTCTTTTATTTCTTTCTCTTCTTCTGGGTCTTTTTCGTAATATAAAAGATGTTCCGGCTGCATATTCAAAATAGCACATATGCTATTTAACGATTTCATGCTTATATTAGCATTGTTTTCTTTTATTTTGCGCCATGTGTCCTGTGACAAAATGCCGCTTTTTTGTGCCTTGTATGCTGTCATTCCGGCAGTTTTAAGCGCCCCCGCCACGTCAAATTTAAAACGTATCATTTGCGTTACCTCCTTATATATAAAGGATACAGCAGCCCCCGCAAAATGTCAAACAAAAATAACTAAAAAAAGTTGTGTTTTCTCTTGACTATAACTTATTTTAGTTATATAATAATGATAGTTAAAAGAAAAACATTCACACAGCCCCAAGGGCGGAAAGGTTAGAAATTATGAAAAAAATGATTATTGGATTTTTACTAGGTGTAGCAATGACGGCGGCGGTTCTGGGCGCGTATGCTCATTATAACATGGTCGCCATGAATCGCGTCGTGGACATCCAGACAAGCGACGAGGGCGCGATGATCGTTATTGATTCCGGCGACGGTTATTATTGGGAGAGATAAAAAAACGGGGATTTTTCCCCGGGATGCCCGAAAATTCGAAAATACCACTTGAAAACAGAGAAGCCAACAGCTATAATATACTTAACAGGAAAGCCGGAAAGAAAAGCATTTTTTCCGCCCCGGCGAATAAGAAACTATTAAAAAATAGCTGTCACGTGACTCGCCAAAGTACAGGACGGCTATTTTTTATGTCTATTTGAGTATATCAAGAATTAATCCGGCAACAGCAATAGCAAGCATTATTTTCTCATATGTGCTCATTTGCACCACCTCCGTATATGCTCGGAGCGGTGCCGCTCGTCCCCCGGCTCCCCGGTTAAGTACACTATATTCTATTTTCTGGAAGTATTTTCGAATTTTCCCAATATTAACAGCATAGCATTCATATAAATAAAACGCAAGCAAAAAGCCGGGAGGGTTTAGAACTCCTTCCCGGTTGCGCGGTCGATGATTTTCACATCGCATTCAAGGGCTTCAGCGATTTTTTCAACATCTGAATAACTCATCGAATCTCGAAAAAGTTTATTGCTGAGTGGCTGCGGCTTCATCCCGATTTTTTCGGCTAATTCAGAAACTTTTATATTTTTCTCGATCATTACTTGTTTGATTTGCTTACTTGCTCCCATGCTATCACCTCACTTTATGGAAATAATAGCATTTGATTAGAAAAAAAGCAAGGGCAAAAAAATATAATCATTATTAATTATGCTTTACTATTGACTTTATAATCATTTTTGATTATAATAGCATTATCAAACAAATGAAATAATCATTTTCGATTAAGAAGGGCGGTATATATGAAATACTTTAAAAATGTAACATCTTATGAGGATCTGAAAAATCAGTATAGAGGCTTACTGAAAGCGAATCATCCGGATAACGGCGGCAACGAGGAGACCATGAAAGAAATTAACATCCAGTATGATGCACTTTTCGCAATCTGGAAGAATCGCCAGGAAGAAAAGACGGGCGAAACAATCCATGAAACAGCATCGGGCACCCGTTCAGAATTTTATACCGAATTCGGATGGAAGGGATCAAATCATAGTTGGGATCGCTCACTTAAAGAAGTAGCTCAGATCGTCCGGGCATATGTGAAAGAAAAATATCCGACTTATAAATTTAGCGTTAGAACGTCCTACGCGTCCATGTGTCAAGAATTACATGTTGCTTTGAAAGAAAGCCCGATCGAGATTTACAAGACTGTTGATGAGCTGACCAATGATGATAAAATCGCATTTTTACGCAAAGCAAACCGGAATAACCTTTGGACTCTGGACACCTGGAATGATGAGGATTTTACCGCAGAATACAACCGGATCACCGCTGAGCATGGCAATTTTTACAAAGTATTAAATGAGGCAACGCAGGCGGTTATTGATGACGTGGATGCGTTTGTAAAGTCCTATAACTATGAGGATTGTGACGGGATGATCGATTATTTTGATGTTGATTTTTATTATTTCGGATGCTGCCAGAATAACGGCGAAAGCATCGCGATCGTACCAAAAACGGCACGGCTCAAAAATCCAAAAGCTGATCCAGCGATCCGCAAGTCCACCAAAACAGCACAGGAACCGCAGGCAACCGAAGAACCGGAGAAAATCGCGGAAAAATCTGGCTATACCTACAAGATCACCCGCGGACAGGATACCAGAGACGGATCGGACCTTTGGATCGTCCGAATCGCTGAAGAACTAGATCGGGCTGGATACATCGCGGAAAATAAAGCGATGAAAGCCCGTGGAGCTTACTACAGCAAGTTTCTGCATGGTTTCCTCTTCCGCTTCGATCCGGCTGTGGTTCTGGGGATGGCATAAAAAAAGAGGCGGGTTATTCTCCCGCTTCTCTCTCCATCTTTTCCGCGATCGCCTGCTTGATGTAGCCGTTCACGGTTTGCCCGGCTTGCTCTGCTGCTGATTTTAGATTATCGTAATCTTCCAGTTTTAGATCGAGCGGGACGCGCTTCAATTTTTTCTTTTGGTAGTCATATAGATAATTTTTTCTTTCTTGAGACATTACCATAAAAAAGCCCCCTTTCCACCGCTAACATAATTCTATCACAAAAATCAAGTTATGTACATATCAATATTTTACAAAGTTATGTACATAATATTATGCAAAATGTCAATAGTAATTATGTACATAACAATATATAATTATGTACATAACAAAGAGATTTAAAAACAACCAAGATGAAGCGCTGGAAATTCTCCGCGCTGAAGCTAATGACAAAATATAAAAAAAGAAAAGGAGAATAAAAAATGAAGAGATTTAGAGACGCAGACGGAAAGCTGAATATTACATTCGAGGAACTGAAGACAACGACAGCGCGGGAGGCGGCAAGCTACTACCAGATCGGCGAAATCTATAAGAATGCTGATGATGGCCGGGAATATGTTTACTTGGCAAATGATGATTGCCTGGCACACTTCCAGAGCTTTGACGGATACAACTTATTTATTCCGATTGATGCTCTTGGCTCGTTCTTGCCGGATGTCGCAGATGATGATCGGGTTCTGGAGATTGTAAACGATTGAGTTAAAAAGGGGGATTTTGTATGTTTGATTTTGTTTATGTTCTGGCGGTTTTCGCCGGTGGCTACGGATTCCGGCTCTTGGTTGACTTCTTCCGGACCGATGATCTTTAAAATTTAGTCAAGTTGGACTTTTACCGGGGATCGTTTCCCCGGTTGCCTTTTCCAAAAAATCAGAAAATGGAGGTATAAAACCATGAAAAAAATAAAACAGTTCTTGGAGAATTCCGGGATCGAATTCCGGGTAGCTGAATGGGGCGGATCGTATTTTGAGGACGATCGGAAGAATTGCCGGGTGTTTGGTCTCCTGGTGTCGTTTGATGGATGGCATGATCCGGATGCATCCAGTAAAAAAGCGGCGTTTTTGCAGCATATGAGCCGATGCCGTGCTTATGATGTCAAGCCGATCCGCAGCTATGGGATCTATTCGTTCCGGGTGCTGTCGGTATTTGATGCGGCTAGGCTGGATAAATATGATCGTGAGGTTTCCGACGCTATAATTCTGTTCTGGGCGACTGAGCGCGCCAAGCGGATGTAGGCGGCAATGATGGCATAATTTAGATCCGGCGGCTGGTGCCTGCCTTTGGGCGGTTCGATTCCGCCCGGATTTTTCAAAATTTCCTAGCGCCCAGGGTCAAGGGCAGAAAGGCAATCTATGCAATTTACGGCATCGCGTGCAGTTTTTGAGGGTGTATCTGGTTATATGGTTCAGCAGGTGCGACCGGACGGATCGATCGCTTCATCTCAGTTTATGGATGATTCCAGCTTTTCCGCATTCTTTACAGCTTTAGGCATTCAGCCGCTTATTCTGGATAACTGACGGGGGATCTATTCGATCCCTCTTTTTCTGATCGCTCTGACGGCTCTAGGCTGATTCTGGGCGGTTTTGTGATATCTTGGCAACGGACCCGCTTCTGCTGCTTATTGGCAGCATTTCCGCTGTTCTGGGGTCTTCCTGGTGTTCTGTGGTCTGCTTTCGTCCCCATGATTTGGGCGTTCCGCAGATTTCCCGGGGTTGACTTAGTGCGATCCGTGGATTATACTGCTGATATACTGGAGGTAGTTGTATGGATAGATTCCGCGCCCTGCTGCGGGTTTTGTTGTACTATGTTTAACGCGTTTAAAAGCCAATTAAAGCCGTTTTTCGCTTCTGTCGTACACTTATAAGCATAATACTATTCAAAACGATTCTGGGCGTTCTGGTGCTTTGTATGTATATGTTTATATAGTATTTCATCGCCGTTTTGGTTGTTGCCACGAATCCGGTTTATGCGTTGTATAATGTGGCTTGTTCCTGTCGCTGTGATCGGCTGTGCTGTAATCTTCTGCCATCCTGCGGATGCTACGCCGATCGTCTATTCCGACGCAAGGTTTCCGCAGGCTGTTAGCCTTTGAGCCGTTCCGCTTCTTCTGGCATCGCTTCCAATATTTCCGGCGATGCTCTGGATGCAGTCTCCGATCGTCTCATCCATCAACGACTCAACGGAAATCCAACAGGCTTCCAGAATGAATTGGGTCGATTTCTGGAGTCGGTGTCAAAAATCGAAAAAAATCGCACTTCAAAACGAAATTTCTAGACATATTTAGGGGGTAGGGGGGTATCAAAAGTAGCCCGATCATGGTGGCGGAAAAAATTTTTTTTGAAATTTTTCTGGGAAAATCAAAAAAAGAGCAACCAAATTAATGATTGCTCTCCCCACTTGACTGGCGTACTTATAAATACGCTTAATACATAGTATCAGCTACCAAGCGTATACAGTCTATCTCTAGCTGCGATTTTATTATATGGAATAACTATGGGAATGTCAAGGATGTGTTAATTCTAAGTATGCTTAAGGTACGAACGACAAACACATTTACTATTATCTCCATGGTCGTCATCATACCACAACACATTGAAAACACTGCCTGTCATGTATCCGTACAATCTATGATTACCCGTTATCCGCAAAGAAATCAGCGCTTCAGCCTCTATATACTTTTCAGCCAATCTATCTTGTGCAATCTTGTTTAAATCATCCAAATCCAAAGAATGATTTTGTTTTTTGTCCTTAACAAGTATTTCACTCCAAGTTTGTGTTTCAAATGCTTTCAGCCTTGGTAATATTTCTGTCCAGATCAATTTACCCATGTGTCCTTGCGAAAAAGCCCACATTTCAGTATCTGAATTCGCAAATGACCATGCCGGCGTCTGCGAATAATATTGTGCAGGATCTCCACCTTGAGCAATGCTTTTACCTTTCGGAATTTCTTTTTGCCTTACTTGCTTATTTTTCTTAGAGCCCGCCATAATACAACGCCATGCTTTCTTTAGTAATCACATGATTACAGCCTGCTCCAGATGGTACGCCTTTTCTTGCGTTAATCCAAGGATCCTCCATGTGGGTAAGCTGACTTAACCACTGTGCATCATGACTACCATAATGTTCAAGTACCTTATCAATTGTATCTTTCTGGTCCTCGGACAAGTCGCCTATGCCTCCGGTTTCATCGCTCGCACTTGCAGAATAGTTTCCCTGTGTTTTATAAAACAACTCAGGACAAACCGGACCATTGGCCCATGCCTGAAAATCCTCATTAAATAAAGGAGCATCATCCCAAACAAGTGCCCATGCCTGAGAATAATAACATAGCTTCTGAAGCTTCATTGTTGACATAGAACCAGACTTCTCTAAGATGTATTTAGCTGTATCAAATACATTTGCCATGATTTCTCCTCCTCTCTTTTATTTATATTATAACATGGTTGTCAACTCGCCCGCAATCAAAAAGCCACTGAACTAATGTGCAGAAATTACCACTGTCGAAAATTCGACACTGGCATCTATTCTGATGCGAAACTTAGCGAAACTTAAAAGGGAGCCCTGGCACTGATGCCAAAACTCCCCATGTAAATACTAGGCGCAATATCTCATGGCGTACATTTTCACGATGTGCTCGAAAATTGCCTTGTGCTTAGGCTTCGCAAAGATGATCGCCAGCTTTGTTGTTTCGCTCTGGATAGCCGCCTTTGTGTTTCCGGCTCTCTCCATACGCTTGATTTTGTTCTGCTGCAACCGGCTCAGGTTAGTGTGAGCCGTAACCTCCAGTTCCCCGTACAGTTTCGACCAGAGTTCCCGGTACTCGATCCCGCTCTTGATGGAAATCTCCCGGACCCGCGCATTGATCTCTGCTTTCCAGTCAGCAATCGGCTCCGTGAAAATTTCTTTCATATTTTGAACTGTGGTTTCCACCTTGTCAATCTTATCTGCCTGCCGTTTCTGCTCCAGTTCGATCTTCGTCTGAGCATTAACTATCGCCCAGACCCTCTGCAATTCTGGAGACAAATTAGAATAATCAAATGCCCCCGTTCTGCTCTCCTTATACTTCTCTTCTACTTCGATAAAGTATCTGCGAACCTGCTTGCCTTTCTCGTTGCGCTCAAGCATCGCCATTTCCTTGGCGGTGTCGAGTTTGATGACGTATTCTAGCTTTGGCCTACCACCAGTAGGTTTTTCACAATTTTGTGAAAAACTCTGATAATCCTCTTTTTCTACTGCATCGCACTCGTTTAAGCGATTTTTTATCCAATCACGATAATTACTTTTTACGCCTAAAACTTCATGAAGCTCCGACCCATACACTACCTTCTCGCCTGTATCTGTCACATATACTGGAACAAGAGCGTTCTCAATTACTCTGAAATCATCTGACATGGAAATGCCCCCTTTTCTGTCCAAAGATATACCCTAATTTGAGTAACTTTTAGTTTCGCTAAAATTTTAGCGAAACTCCGAAAGCCTTTATTTTCAAGCACTTTATGCCCCAAAAACGGGTCAATGTGTCCTCTTGTGGTCCTTGTGAATATCCTCCACAATGATGTGAATGTATCTCAGGATCTTCGGGTCGTCGATGTCCTCCAGCATTTTATTGATGTTTTTCTTGTAATCCATTTCCGTGAAATCTCCTTTCAAACACTTGAAATTCCCGCCTGGAGATGGTAGTATAAGCAGTGTAAGATATTTACTTACACTACCACTTTCATTGTGGGATGGAGAGTAGCTGTTTGATTGGTAGTCGTGGCAGCTACTCTATTTTTTTAGTCTATCATACAGATCGTTTACCATTTCTTCTAAGAGATCCGTTTGTCGCTTTCCGGTAATTTTTGCACACTCTTTGAATTTATTGATCGTTGATTCTGTAGCGCGCAAAGAAACTCTCTTGTCCTTTGGTTCGTCTCCAACGATAGGTCTGCCTGTTTTAGGCGACATTTTGCACCTCACTTTCGTACACCCATAATATAATATGGGTAGCCATAAGTCAACCCCTAATTTCAAAAAAAATCAAAATATATTTTAAATGGTATCTTTACTTTGGTTTCGAGCTGATTCCATAAGTTTAATCAGCAAATCCATCGGCATAGTAGTTTCTTGAAGGTCTGCAAGCTGTTTTTCCCGCTCTTCATTAAGTTGGCATAATTTTGAAACCACCTCAATAACAGTCGGAATGGAAAAACTTCCCTCCATTAATAACTTAATTGAAGCATTAAACACGCAATCATCTTGATACTGTTTTACATATTTTTGATCGGCTTTTACTAAATCAAATATAATATTGTGTTCCATTACTTCTCCCCTCTCACTTTCCAAATTTTTGAATGTTTGAATATACCATCCTAATTCCGTCCATGACAACCTCGTATTGAGTTTGATCCAGCTGCTGGCAACATGCCTTGAGTAATTCTTTATCCTGCCGGGTGGCTCTGACTACTATATATTCTTTCTTCGGATTGCTAGTCGGCCTGCCACGCTTTGCACTCACTTTTCTACCACCTCCCAATATTAATATGCTTGCGTACGTATATATTATAAATTATGTATATACATAATTCAAGGGATCTGAACTATTTTTGTATATACATAATTCAAAGACATCAACACACCTGCCAAAATTTGGAAATAGACATCGGATTGTACATGAAAAAATACAATATTTCTACTTGCGTGGAACAAATTGACACATTATACATATTCCAACAATGAAGGGAGGAGTGCGATGAGGATCGAACAGGACACCAACCAAAAGAAAGTTCCGCAGCCTTGGAAAAAATGGATCCTTCTATTAGCAATTATTCAGATCCTGACAGTGAGCCAGATGTGGCAGATGAACCAGAAGATTTGGAAGGCTTTGGTTCATCAGAGCCAAGATGTGATTCAGCTTGGGGAGCGTTTGAGCGATCACCTGGAGAATGAGAATCGCCATATTGAAGCGATGAATCAGCTACTAGAGGAATGTAATCAGATGCTGGAGGGGTATTTGAATCAGATTTCCAACTGATAGTCAATAGCATCTAAAAGTTCAAACTAACATACACATTTTAATAAGGAGGATTTTATTATGCAAACAGTACAGCTTTTTAAATCAGCGGATTTTGGGGAAATCAGAACACTTGTTTTGAACTCTGAACCCATGTTTTGTTTGGCAGATGTGTGTAAAGCATTAGATATTTCACACGTTACAGATGTAAAGAAACGTTTAAAAGAAGATGGGGTCGCTACTGCCGAGGTCATCGATAGCATAGGCAGAAAACAGTGTGCCACATTTATCAATGAACCAAATCTGTACAAGACAATCTTTCAAAGCAGAAAACCTTCTGCCGAACGATTTACCGACTGGGTTACATCAGAAGTTCTTCCGTCCATCAGAAAGAATGGTATCTATGCAACCGAGAACATCATCAATCAGATTCTGGAAAATCCAGATTTGGGAATCGAAATGTTCACTAAACTGAAAGAGGAACGTGCAGCTAGGGCAAAAGCTGAACAGCAAGCAACTCTTCTTCAAAACGAAAATGATCTGCTTACCCAGGAAGCATTAGAATGGGCGGACCGTCCGTTGATTAATGCATTGGTTCGTGCTTACGGTCATGGAATCGATGATTTCCCGCAGGGATGGCGGGACTTTAAGAAAGAGTTGCTGTATCGATATGGAATCAACGTTAATGCTAGAATTACAAATCATCTGAATAATTCCAATAGTAAGCAGAAGCCTAAAACGTTAGATATGCTGGATGATTCTGAATTGCAGAATGCTGTCACTACTGCTGTTGCTCTCTGCCGGAACGAATGTATTGATATCAGTGGGATTATCGAACAGAAGTTGAACAGAAAGGAGGAGATCGCATGAGAACACTAATCTATCATGCATCCACAGGTGGATTTTGGATTATGACCACATTGTGGGCATTGTGGCTTATTGGATATCCGATTTATCGAAAACTACGTCACAGGAAAATTCATGGGAGTGGTTCCTTATATGCTGATGGCCTGTTGCTTTTGTGTGTCCTTATGAACCTTTGCAACCTCATCATACATTACACAAAATAATGCATTTCATGTGGTGGTGGAATAGGTAGACACGCGGGGAGGGGTTCCGTAGTAGCGCTAAAGGCGTGAATCTGGTATGGGAAAGTAAGAAGTGTGAGCGGAACTGTGCATGGTGCAAATCCATGCCCACATGAAATTAAATTAAGAAAGACGAAAGGCGGGTCGAATATGACAAGTGCTTATACAGAACTTATCAAAAATGGAACAATTACATCTGGTGCGGGATTCCTAAAGGTTTGCTGCCGTGAATTTGGAGTTTGTGCCAATATGAAAGACGCTTCTCTCACATCCCCTATTCCAAAACATTTTGAAGCTGATGAGTTCTATAAAAAAGAATATGACAAGGCTGCCAGAGAATGGGCTAAATGGCAGAGAATTTCTCTCGATGAAGCAAGAAAGATCATGGTACTACAGCATGAAAAGGATTTAGAGTCAAAAAAGAAAAGTCTTATAGATTGGCAATTAGAAAATCAAAAATTCCAGAAAATCTTGCACGAAGTTGAATTCTGGATCGCTCCTACTCCGCAGCACGAAAATCTGAAAAAGTTTGCTTTAAGTCAGTTAAATTATGCTATGCATTCTCAACAATCCATTGACAACCTGCAAGCCAACATCGATGCAGCACTTAATACCAGCGTTGAGGTAGTAAAGGCATACGTCGAAGAACAAAAACAATGGGCTGAAATGAAGGTAGACCGAACTTACAAACAATGGGGTAAATCTATGAAAGATGCTGCCGACAAGAATGTTTGGATGAAACAGTTTTTGGACAGTCTGGAGCTCATGGAATCCAGAAGAAACAAAAAAACTATCTTCTTGATTGCCGGCCGCAGCGCTGTCGGAAAAAGTAGCCTTGCCAGAGAAGCGTGTAAACGCCTGGGGCTGAAAATGGTAAAATCATATACTACCAGACCGATGCGCCCCAATGAAGATTCAGAAACATCGGATCATATTTTCATTACGCCAGAAGAAGTTGAACAGTTTCGTCAAGATATCGTGGCGTATACTCGCATTAACGGCTATGAGTATTTTGTGACATCTGATATTTTAAGTCAATCTGATGTGTATGTAATTGATCCAAATGGAGTTGAAAGTTTGATTCGGAATGCCGGAGAATCATATAACTTTGTTCAAATTTATATATCCACTCCATATAAAATCGCATTAAAACGCGCTTTAGAACGCGGCGATAAGAACTTCGAGGAACGCAGAATAAGCGAAAATTCGCAGTTTAAAACATATGAGGAAAATAATTCGTGGGATTATTTTATCGAAAATATCGGGGACTTTGAAAGTGCTGTGGATATGCTTGCGGATATTATGAGAAATAGCCGGGAGGGGATAAATATTGAATAACTTACAGGTAATTGAATATAGAGGAAAACGTGTTCTGACAAGCCAACAGTTGGCGGAAGTATATGGAACAGACAGCAAGACAATCTCATACAATTTTAATTATAATCGTTCAAGATACATTGAAGGTAAACATTTTATATGCTTAACAGGTGATGAATTGAAGCGTTATAAAACAAATCTGGAAATTCACGAATCGTCTAGGATTAATAAATTATATCTCTGGACTGAAAAAGGTGCTTTTATGCACGCCAAATCACTCAATACTGATACAGCATGGGAAGTCTATGATCGCCTGGTAGACAGCTATTTCCAGAAGAAAAACGATGATGGCACACCGGTTACATATCGGGATGCTATTGCTCAACTCCTTGAAAGCCTTGACCGTGAAGAAGAGCTAAAACGTCAGCTTGATGTTAGCAAAGACTGGTATTCCATCAAACGTGTGGCAGCATTAAATGGTGTCAGCTGGAAAACATTCAAATGGCGAAAACTAAAAGCTGCCGGGGAACGTCTTGGATATGAAGTCAAAAAGGTATTTGACGCCAATTATGGAGAGGTCAATACTTATCACAAAGACGTATGGGCGGCAGTATATCCTGATTATGAATTGTAGGTGCACAAAATAAAAAACTGGCAATCGTTATGCGAAAGCCAGATGCTCATTCTAAACGTGTTAGACGAGTTATCATTATTATACATGAAAGGAACAAAGGATGTCAATGAATACCATTAAAATCAAATACCTGAGTAATGAAATTGAAAAAATCGAAAAAATCACTGTAGGCGATTGGATCGACCTTAGATGTGCCAAAGAAACTGTTTTGAAAGGCGGTGAATTTGCTCTGATTCCTTTAGGAGTGGCAATGCAGCTTCCAGAAGGATATGAGGCTCTGATGGTTCCACGTAGTAGTACATTTAAACATTTTGGCATTATCCAGACTAACAGCATGGGCGTTATTGATGAATCATATCGTGGAGATAACGATCAATGGCATTTCCCAGCATACGCGATGCGAGACACGGTAATTCATATCAATGACCGTATTTGTCAGTTCAGAATTGTAAAGCATCAACCGGAAATTGAATTTCAGAAAGTAGAAGATTTAGGCAACCTCGACAGGGGAGGAATTGGTTCGACAGGGAAAAATTAAATTATTCTAAATTTTTTTATACATCTATTAATGCCGTCCGTGGTGTGGTACAATTTTTATAAAAGAACGGTTATGTTATGGTTTGAGTTGCCTTTTCTTTAACCGTAATATGGCGTCTTAGACTGTTCTAAGGCGCCGTTTTTAACTGTTCTAAATCAAAAAGGAGGATTGATTATGGCATACATTAAAAAGAAAAGTGAATCAGCCTACCTGATAACTGTCAGCTGTGGGCGTAATTCAGTCGGTAAGAAAATAACCCGATCTGTGACATTCACACCTGAATTGTTGACGAAAACAGGCAAGCAAAAAGCCAGAACTGTCATAGAACGAGAAGTCAATGCATTTGCAGCCGACTTTGAACGCAAGATATTAACGGGGCAGTACACAGACGGGCAAACTATGACATTTGAGAAGTACGCCGCCAAGTATCTGGCAGAATACGCCGAAGAGAACCAGGCACCGCGAACGCTACAATCTACTCAATCAGCTATCAATGAATTTATAAGCGCGTTCGGATATATGACGCTGGAAAACCTCACGCCGCTCTATTTGCAGGAATATGTAAATACTCTGCTGAAGCGTAAAAAGTCGGACGGTTCCGGGGAAACGCTCTCATGTGGTACGGTCAAGCGTAAAGCCGCAGTTCTGTCTGCTATGCTCTCGCAGGCTGTCCGCTGGAATCTTCTAACCGCGAACCCGATGGAGCGCGTACAGATAAAAGCACCGGACACGCCAGAAGACGAGAAGATCGTGTTCTTCTCGCAACCGGAAGCTGAACACTTTCTCGAAGCTCTGAATAATCCAGCCTATTACACTGCATCCGGAAGGCTGGCACACCCGCTCAACACCACGGCGCAGCGCCTCGATGATCTCAGGGCAAACCGACGCAGCATGACACAATATAAGTTTTTCTTTTACCTGGCAATTTTTACCGGATGCAGGCGAGGAGAACTCATCGCCCTCACATGGGATGATCTGAACTTCGAAAAGGCAACTGTCAGCATAATGAAAAGCGTTTGCCGCGTAAAGAAAAAACTCATCGTGAAGAGCACTAAGACGAAAAAGTCCGCCCGCCTTATCTCGCTTCCGGCGATCGTTCTCTCACTGGCGCGGGAATGGAAGGAAGAACAGGCATATTACAGGCTTTCGATTGGCTCCCAATGGAAAGACGGCGGTTATATCTTTACCCGCTGGAATGGGGAAATGATGGGACTTGAAACGCCTTACCAGATTTTACACCGCGTTATCAACAATTACAACGCCGCCCAGACAGATGAAAGCGCCAGACTACCGCTTATTCCTCTCCACGGGCTCAGGCACACCGCCGCCACCCTGCTGATCGGTTCAAATGTTGATATTCGCACGGTTTCAAGCCGATTAGGACATGCCGACGTAACTACAACACTAAATATTTACAGCCATGCTCTAAAAGAACTCGACCGAAAAGCTGCTGATACTCTGGAAAATGTTCTGACGAACAAAGCCTAACTTTTCTGGATGGTCGATAAGTGGTCGATAAGATTGCAAAAATCCGCTCTTTGCGGACAGAATTTTTTATATCCGGGCATAAGAAAAACCCTTGATTTACAAGGGTTTCCACTCATCAGCTCCCTGCCGGACTTGAACCGGCGACCTACGCATTACGAAAGAGGAATTTCTTTTTCTCCACATTTTTCTAAATCAGAGAAAGCCTTGATTTATAAGGCTTTCTCGACTTTCTATTTTCTCTGTTTTTATCTACTTTTATCTATTGTTTTCTCTCTTTGGTCGACAAATGGTCGACAGAAGCGACCAACAATAAAAATGTAAAAGTCAAAAAATCACTGTTCACCTGTGTTCAAATATTCAATCAGCTTTTCTAAATTAATCAGAAATCTTCTTCCGGCTTTAATATGCACGATTTTACCTTCTAAACACAATGTTCGAATTCTACTGTATGAAATGCCAGTTTTTTCGGCAGCTTCTTTTATTGTAATCATGGTTGGAATCGTCATTTCCGTTACCCCCTTAATCATTTATTGTATAATTCCATGAATGTTTCTGAATAATACATTGGCTACACTTCTTTCTGATTGTGCAAAGACATGGAATTCTCCCCGTATTTAAGTCCTGCCTCTGTCAGCGCCTTGAACTTCTTTACGCCGCCATTGCTAGAATTGCGTTCTCTGACCTCCAGAAATCCGTTTTCCAATAACAGCTGATTGAATTTAACTGCCGACATATTGATGCCATGTTCTTTCAGCACTGTTGTTAGCGCTTTAAGCTGCCGTCCGCCATTGTACTCATACTTCGGAATGAATCCTGTTGGAATGCCATAATCCTTGCAGTAGTTCTTGTACATCAGCAGTCTGCTGGCTTTGTTGACCCGAAGATCATCTGCAATGAATTTGACAATTCCGATCCCGTCAGAAACTGGCGTTTGAGCTTTCATGATATACTGCCCGTTTTTTCTCAAAGATGGAAGGACATCATCCGCAATCCAGTCCGTGAATGCCTCCGCATTTGGCTTGCGACTTTTAAACACCAGCTTATACACTCCACTTTCAGTTAGAAAGTTTTCGCCTGCATTGTTCAATTTTCGGATGTGCCTATTAGTCACATCCGAATTTCTAATTTTAACAGCCTGTTTACCGTTCATTCTGGACATTGCTTTTCTTACCGCATCACCATTCAACTCTAAGCATTCTCCTACATGGTAAGGATTAAACAATACCTGTCCATTCAGTTCGAATACCTCTACATCGTGTCCTTCAAAAATCATTAAGTTATTCATAAAACGTTCTCCCTTCTTATTTCAAATCCTGCATCACGAATTCGATTCCGTACTTTTGTGCAACTTCTTCTCCATATCGTCTGATGTCAATGGCTTGATCGTCGCTGACTCTGTTTACTTCCTTTATAACTGCATCTACAAAACGCCACAGTTTGTTATGCATATCATTTTCCCATCGAGGGCTTTTCCATCCAAAGTCTTCACACAAAACCTTGACCGGTACCGACATCAGTAAACAGAGTGCTTTCTGCATTCGTTCAGTCTCATCAGTTCCAGAGAAAAATTCTTCTCTCTTTCTCCATTCTTCATCGATATGTTTGTCAATTTCCGCTCTGGTTTTTGCCTTGATTCTTTCCGCGGCTTCGGCTACTGCCTGATTTTTAATCTGTTCAATCTGCTCGTTGGTATATTCATAGCGGGTCTGAGCTGCCTTATTTTCTCTTTCCGCTCTTCTTCTTTCTGCGCGTGTCATACTTATACCTCCTCGTTGTTTAACTGTTCGACTTTTCCGAACTGTTCAATCTACGTTCCAAAATCTCTAAAAACCACATGATCATCGGAACTGCTGTCAAAACTTCTTGCATTTGACCATCTTTATAGGTACGGTGTGTAAATTCTTTATATTTTTCAGTGAGAGCTCCCACGTCATTTACAATTTCATCCCATTTCCCGTCTGACATATCCTCTGGCGTTAAATTTCGATATTTCAAGAAAAAGACGTTGTGCACATCATTCATCAAGGACATTACATCCTCATTTTTCATTTCCTTTGTCATACAAACACAATCTCCCCTGCATCAATAAATCCATCGTTTTCGGCATCCAGCGATTTTTCCCATCCGAATTTACGGTGTAATTCATCAGCACTGGAAAAAATACGCTTTGATTTCTCATCATATTGTAAGATGTATCCCTCGTAATTCAGTTTCCCGACTATTCGACTCTTAGATAAGACCAATCGGCGCTGACTTTGGTCCAACTCTTTATCCCGGTCGTAGCTGACTACTACAGTTGCCATGTTGGTAATGTCTCCAGAACCCGAAACTTCATCATTCACATCAGTAGTCATGTTGCTTTTCCGGCGATGAGCTACTAACATGATGATAATGTTGAATTTGTAAGCCAACTTTCTTAATTTGTTCACGAATTTTGACTGCTTCTCAAACTTGTTTGATTCCTCTTCTGCATCCAAATCTAATGCTGTCATGAGATTGTCAATCAATATTACTTTGATTCCATACTGCATGATGGCATCCGTGATTGTTTTAATTAAATCCTCCTGCTCATCATCATCAATAATGGAATTGTCATAGAGGTACATTTTGTTCCAATACCAATCATTAAGTCTATTTTGAATCGGTGTAGTGACAAACTGGTACTTTGTGTTATCCGGATTGTAGTTTTCTGCTATATTGTTCGGACCGGCAGCCTGTAAATCCATCCAGTTTTTACACTGATTTTCTGTCATTTCTCCGGAATAGATAAGTGTTGGGTATCCTTGATCGATTGCGTTCAATGCAATTTGATTGGCAAATGTACTTTTTCCGTCGCCTCGTTTACCTGCTACTAGGAATATTCCACCAAAAAAAACGCCGCCACCAAGGATCCTATCCAATTCTCTAAACCCAGTTTTCATTTTTGGAAGATCATTGAAGTCTATCTTTTTTATGTCTGCAAACTGTTTAATTCGCTTTACTGGAAGTAACTCTGCGTGTTCCACAGCCGTTCTAACCGCATCTTTCCCATGCTTTTTCAATAATTCATTCGCATCTTTGCAATCTTGATAATCATCCGGCTGCACCACCCTAATCTTGTTTGGAAACCTAGACTTTATTTCTTCCAAAAGAGTCACGTGCCCTTTTTCATAATCCCCAAATACAACAATCTCTTCAAATTTTCTTACCCAATCCCAGCAATATGGAACCCATGTAAATCCTTTTGCCCCGGTTGGAACAGAAACAGCATTTTTGATTCCTGCCTCTGCTACAGATAACGAATCTAGTTGCCCCTCTGTAATAACTAACTGATGGAAGTCTACACACTGTTTCATGCCAAATAAAATCGGTTTACAGTTGGACTCACACCATTCTTTAGCTTTATCTTTTTCTTTATCAAAATCAGTTTTCCGATATTTGACGAACTGCATTTTACCTTTTTCGTCATAGAACGGAAATACCAAGACGTTTTCGTGACCATTCTGTACAGTTATCTCATACTGCTTGGCTGTTTCAGAAGAAATCCCTCTCGATTCCAAATAAGCTATTGCCGGATCTTTCGGAACAATCGGTGCATCTGGTGTTTTCAATTTTCTGAACTGCTTTGTCGGATGGATATATTCTCCGAAATCTCCGCTCAGTTTGAAATTAAAATCTTTTGCAAGTGTTACCATATTACCTGTTGCACTGCATGATTCACGCAAGCACTTAAATTGACCTGTTTTCATGTTGATAGAGAATGTATTGCTGTCTCTGCTATCTCCACCTTTACAGTATGGACAGATGCGGAAATGCAACTCATCTCCTTTCATCTTTGGCTGTTCCCCAATGGTTCTGGCAAAATCCCATGCATCCTGTTGATTGAATTTATACTGCATTATATCGTCACTCCTGTCGCCCTTATTTTATCAGCCTGTTCTGTCGTTAATTTAGCGTAATTGATTGCTTGATTAACAATTACACCTGATTTTTCAAGTTCTGCACGGAAGTCTGCTGAAAGTACGGAAAATCTATCATTTGATGAATCATCAGACGCTAAATCCGCATCCTTTTTGAATTCATCCATTCGATTCCAAACAATCCCCATGTAATTGGCTGATATTGCAGAATCAATTGCCAAGCGTACTGCCGTAATTCCAAATTTATCAGCATATCGAATCATCTGATTTAACAGACGAGTCATAGATAGCTCTGAATTATAGTGATTCTGCGCTTTTGGCAGTTTCCCATCTTTGTGCTGCATCCACATCAATACGCTATTGTAGAAATCAGAATTGCTGGAAATGGCAGAAAAAGATTCATTCCCCGCAATAATTGCTTTGAAATTCTGTTCATTTGTGCGCAGTTTAACAAAATGTGTGCTTTCTTTTTCTGGCTTGACTTTGTCAGAAGTTTTCGATGCTACTATTTGTTTTTCCATGTCGCTTTCTTCATATTCAATGTCAATCATTCTCAGTTTATAAAAAGTATTCATGGCTTTTCTAATTAATTCTATCGGGCGATTGAACTCCTTAGATAACATCTGTTCAGAATATGCCATTTTATCATTGATAAGGAAAATTCCATCATTAATCAGCCGTCCAGAAAAACGAATAAGTTTAAACCACATGCACTCTATTGAATCCGCATCCGGCATTGTATCGATTTGCTTAAATTTAGCATCTAACGATATGTTTGTTTTAATCCTAATCCATTTTACTCCAGACATTTCAACCCCTCCTACTCTTTATAAGGAACTCTCCATTTTGGTTTGTTTACCGCTTTATCATCAATGTAAACGTCTGCGGATATCTTCCTGGGATCGTTACCCCAGAAATTGACAAGATCTGCTAGATTTTCGTTTACTGCATCAAATTCTAATCCGTACTTTTTGCAAAAATCGACCGCTTCTTTAAGCCTATCATTACAGCGACACGTCCAAAGAATCACTTTGTCTCCAGATGCCCTTTTCGCTATCAGATAACGAATCAAAGACATATTCGGGACTCCAATTCCAGGAAAGGCACTCTCACAAAGAATCCCATCAAAATCCACTGCAAATACTGTATATTTTCTTCCCATCATTACTCCTACATGATACATCTTCTACGCCCTGGGGAACGATAGTACAATGCTAATTGTGCATAAGATACGCAACATCCATTATTCAATCTGACAAGGAATGGATACTTTGCAATAACAGTTGCCATTTCAACTTTCCCCCAAGAATCATCGTTTCGATTCCAGATTTTATTGTTGAATACACGAATATTACTGCCAATCTTGCATTTCTTTGCAGCTTGTACAAGTTCACTTTTATAAATTGGAATTGAAGCGGATTTAGCAAGCGCTTCTTCTACTGTTTTATCTGGCTCTGCCCGATAATAATACAGTTCTTTCTGGTGCGGCTTATTGGCTCTTACCAGGATTCCAGCAATCTCCATTCTATTAACAACTGGAGCTGTCTTTTCTCTTGGTAAATTCAGTCTGGAAGATATTTCCGTGATGCATAACGGCTCTTCGGTTTTCAGCGTTTCTAGAATATGTTTTCTTATATCTACTTCAATTGTAGGCATAGTGGTTTTTCCTTTCCTGTTTATCTTTTAATAGGGAGAACTTGTTACAGTTCTCCGCCATCATCTTCTGGGTCATCGACAATTCTACGTTCTTCCCACATTTTTTTAAATCTTTCAGCTGCCTGATTCTTCTGTTCTTCTGAAACCTTTTTTGGAGGACTGACCTTGATATATTTAACCGGCACATGATACAAAACTGAACCATCCACATTTTCAAACACCCGTTTCACTTCTTCTGGGCGTTTTTCTGCCAATGCGATCAGTTTGCTTTTTAATGCTGTTCCAGATGGCGCTGTTACTGTCGCATAATCTCTATCTTTCGTCCATTCAATACAGAATTCGTTCATACTGCTCACTACTCCATACCTCCTAATTCATACTTTGTTTCCAATAAGCCTTGTAGCTTTCGTCTCTTGATTTAATACACTGGTTAATAGACAAAATTCTCTGTTTATAGCATTTTGGACAAACTTTCTTGTTTTTTATCACCTGCTCTTTCCCACAAATATAACAAATTCCATAATTGGGTCTTTCCGAACGAGAGATTGTCTTTTTATCGTGTTCTCTTTTGGCTTTCATTGCCGATCTGCATGTTTTGCAATAAACTTTTCCATTATCTGATGGTTTGCCACATCTTGGGCAGATGGCATTTTCCTTGCACTTTTTATAATATTCACGTCTTGGCATACCCGTTACTTCCTTATAATTGACAGACACATTCATTGGCTCTATTCCAAAAAATCAAAAATTGTCATCTGATGTCCGCAGGGGATTCCGTTAAAAAATCTTCTATGCTCATCTGTCCTACTGGACAGTCCATAATCCCATGATGCAAGGCTTCTTCTACATTTCCTTTCATTTGTTTGAAATAAGATTCTTTCAATTCGCTAGAAACAGCTCTGCGTCCTAATGACAACGCTACATAAGGTGTGCTTCCAATACCTCCAAATGGGTCGAATACAATGTCGTTTGAATTAGTCCATAATTCAATGCACCGCTGAATCACTTCTAATTGAAGTGGGCAAATGTGACGTTCATCTTTGTTGTCCCTAGCTGATTTCTTCTGCAATGTATCTGACTGACGAATATCCATCCAAACAGGACTAGCATAGTTCTGCCAAACATCTACAGGAAACGTTTCATGAGTGTGCGATATTCTTTCCGGATTGTCTCCTGGCTTTCTCATTGTGACAATATAATCTGGAATCCCCTGTCTATTCATGGCACTATCTTTTCGAATCTGCTTGTGCAACAATCCCAAGGCTTTGGTTCTCTGCATTTCTGTAACAGGGTTCTTCCAAATGGTTACCTTGGAATGATAAATAAAACCGCAATCTTCAAAGATCTGTCTTAAAATAGAAGGAAAATCTTTAAGGCCAATTACACCATCTCTTTCTTTCATGAGTGGAAGATCCATACAGTGAAAACTTAATAATCTGCCCGGCATTGTGATACGGTAAAGTTCTTTGGCAAGGAAAGAAAAATGCTTACAAAACTCATCATCTCCTTTGCTGTTTCCCATATCCCTGTCACTATTTGAATAGGTATACAGACTAGAAAACGGTGGGCTGAAAATTGTATAGTGAATACTGTTGTCTGGAATTCCTTTTGTAATCTCACAAGAATCTCCGTTATAAATTGCATATCTATTTTTTACTACCTGATCTAAAATATTCATTTGTTGAATTCCTCCCATTTTGGTAACTCCATTGTGATTTCTGGTTCATATGGTGTGCTGATTCTACAAGTGCTCTTTAACTCTTTTTTTGTTATTTCTTTTGTAAGAGATGTCATTTCACGCTGCATTTTAAGGAAATCATTCTGTTTCCTTTCGATGTTCTCTTTTACACATCCTTCTTTTTTGGAAATGATGATATAAACATTCACTTCCTTATCCTGACCAAATCTCCAACATCTGCGAACTGCCTGATAATACTGCTCATAACTATCTGACAAGCCAGTAAAAATCATATTGTGACAATTCTGCCAGTTCATTCCAAATCCTGCAATTTTAGGTTTAGTAACTAAGCACTTGATATCACCGTTACTAAAATTCAGCATCGAATTAGATTTGTGTTCGTCTTTATCACTTCCTTGAACTTCTACACTCTCATTAATTAATTCGTGCAGTTTATGGCTTTCATCGTTTAAATCACACCAGACAAGCCATTGCTCATCCGAATCGTTGACAAGAGATGCAGCCTGTTTACATCTCCATTCCAAACTATCTTTTCTAGCCTGTCGTCTTTCTGTCAAAGAAAGTGATTCGTGTGTAGGTTCGTCTCCATCGACAATAATTTCTTGGATATTAAGTTTCGGAAGATTATACCCGTTGACTTCATATCCAATATTTCTAGGGTTATCAACAAAAACACAGAATGTTGCAAGCCACTGCCAGAAAACATCTTCTGCATGACCTTTCAATCTCCATTTTGATGTTTCACCTCCATCATGCACGAAAAACATGGATAACATTTCTGGTCGTGTCATTACTCCACAAAACTCTGAATGATTTCCTAATTCCATATAATCATTTGGAGCCGGTGTCGCTGTACACGCTAATTTATATGGAATATCATGAAAGTTCTGAATGATTGCTGTTCTAACCTTTCCGCTGTATGATTTCAAAATACTACTTTCATCTAAAACGATTCCAACAAATTCGTTTGCTACGAATCTATCCAATTTTTCGTAATTAGTGATATTGATTCCATCAATACAATCAGATTGTTGATCTACAACCTTGGCTGAATACCCAAACTTCTCAGCCTCTCTTCTGGTTTGACTTGCTACTGCCAATGGGGCTAAAATTAGAATTTTTCCACCAGTATGTTTATGAACTTGGTGCGCCCATGATAACTGCATTGGAGTTTTACCTAATCCGCAGTCAGCAAAAATGCACGCTTTGCCTTTTTTTAGCGCCCACCTGACAATATCTTTCTGAAAGTCATATAACATTGAATTAAGTTGATCCTTAGCAATATCAAAACCGCTGCTTTCCAATACAAATCGTTTATTTTGTAAAAATTCTTTGTAATTCATTCGTTTCAAGGAACCCGATATATCGTTACCCCGGCCGGAGGTTCGGTTCCTTTCTAAAGTATTGAATTTTGGAATTTTTCGACAGAACTGCCGAACGTCTGAATAAAAAATCGCTATTACTCATAGCTGAGATTGTTTGAAGTATTTATATCTTCATGTGTAAATTTGTGGCTGTCAAGTGTTTTATGAGTTCAAATAGCACATAATCCCACATTCTGGGAAAACTTCTGTATTCATGTTTCCTCTGTTTGGATCCAGTTCATCCAAGTAAATAGGAGATCCCTTACTGTCTTTCAAAATAGAATGTCCGACCAATCATTCTAATTCGGATCTACTTTTGAAAACATCTGGAAAATCTTTTCTGATCTTATTCCAATATCCCATGCCTCCTTTCGTGCAGCCGAGGCAGTTGTTGTTCGGATATCCCAATTCATACATAAAAGGGCGTTTGAATGGGAATGTTCTCTCGAATAGTCCATGAACTTCTTCTTTTGACAGATTCCTATCTATAAGCGGAAATTCATGTCTAGCCTGCGGATTCGATTCAACCGTGCGTTCCGCTCTTGATTTTTCTTTAAAATCAAACCCCCATACATAAATCAGTTCATAATCCTTGTTTCTATTTTCCCACTCCTTTCTGACACGCTTCTTCAGCCAATTGGTACACGGTGCAAATCCATTTCCTGGATTTCTGAATCCTCCAAATGCTCTCACACAATCATCCACGCAAGTGTATTCATTGGAACGCAACACTTGAATTGGTTTCCCAATGGCTGATTCACAATCTTTAATGAATCTTAAACTATCTGGGTGCTGGTCCTGAATGTCAATGTAAATCCACTCATCTATATCTCCTGCAAGGTATCCCGCCATAAAGCTGCTTACTCCTGCCGATATCTAACACACTTTTTTTGTCATAACACCACGCTACAAATGCTGTATCGTGGATCACCATTCGTTTGCCCTTATACGACCTACGCCGTTTCCGGCGAAAGCCTTATGGCCACGGTGTTGAAATTTTTCGGTACGTCACCGCCGTTCACTACGCACCAACCCGGTTTACCGGGCATTCGTTATTCCTTTCCTGTCAAATAATTGTCTTCATTAATCAAATTCATAAATTTTTCAAGCTGCCGTTCTGAAACCTTGTTCCCCTGCTTTTCTGGTTTCAAGCCGATAACAAGATGTTTTTCTGCGATTCCAGAAAGTTCCTTGGCAAGAGATTTCTTCCCCTGCTGGATGCCTTGATGATAGTTCTTGGGCGACTTGTACTGCCCTACTACCTGCTTTCCAACTCCTTGAGATCCGGCTGTGACGTTGTACATCTGATAGCCTGCATCAGCAAGTGCTTTAATAGTTGACACTTCTTCTTCGTCAAGTTTGTTTTTAGGATAAACCTTGAATTTCAATGCCCATCCATACGGATTCTCTGTGCTGCGAAAGCCATGTTTCTTCAAGCTCAATGCGATATGATCATACTCCGCAAGATGTGAAGCGCAACGTTCGCATAATGAAACCGCCTGCCCGCAATAGGCTCTCCGGATTCCTGCTTCATCTATGCGATAAAAAACATAGATTCCACTTTTGTATGGAATGCCGGGGCAGATAACCTTTATCTGCTTTTCGCGCTTACCCTTCATGGCGTAAATCTGCTTATAATTTGGTTTATTCATCACTTAAATTACCTTTTCTTTACATCCCTTTATCTGGTTCCAGTTTGACTGTTTCAGACTCTTCCACTGGATAGATTGCCTTGAAATCGGACGAATTTCTTCTATCGGCAAAATATGTTACTTTTCCACCGATCAGACCCGCAAAATGTCTTGCTATTGTAAAGCCATCTTTGTTTGTGATGTGAATTAATGTATCTATTGGAATTGAATTCCAATCCATATCTGATGTATCAGAATCTGATTCCAATCCCAACCATACTTTTCTCGACTCTGAACAATAATCAGCAGCATTAAATTGACAATGTTCACAGTCCTGCGTTTCGCTGCAATCAAACAAACGACCAGTTTCGTTGTTTATTCCAAAATCAAATTGGTGTAAAGAAGTGTTTATGATCTGTTCTCTGTATTTCTCTCTGTTTATCAACTTTACCATCCCCTTCTTTCAATTTTTCTGCGATCGCTTGGATAACAGAAACGGTCACACCATTTCCAGCCTGCTTATAAAGCTGACTATCAGAATTCACAAATTGTGCTTTTTCGAAATAATCATCCGTCCATCCTTGAAGTCTAAAGCATTCTTTTGGCGTCAATTTTCGAATGGCAATATAGCATTGGTATTTCTCATACCATACTGCATAAACTGTCAATTCTTCGGATATTTTGATGAAAATTCCATCAGAATCTTTCTCTATCGGATTTCCAATGCCAATTCCTACACCATGCCGATCCTGCGCTGTTAAAGTAAACATTGGTTCTCCATTCTCTTTGAACCGACGTCCATTTTGACGTTTTTCTGCTCGATCTGGTGTTAATACTGGAATCGCAATTCCACTGTCTTGCCCAGCATGATTCGCCATTCCTTTGTAATATCTTGCTGTCAAGCACCGGGCAATATCAGTCGTTTGAGAGCCTTGGTAGCACAAATCTATGAAACACGGTAAAGCAACGTGATGTCCACGACCGCCTCCTTGCCCTGTATCAAGTGTCTCTACGATTCCATCAAATGAAAATACTTGTGTATTTCTTCTGTATCCATCTTTATGACCGATTATTGAAATGCGATTTTCTCCACCTGCTCCTTCGATAGGAAATACTTCTGCGCTACTTCTTCCTCTAAGATGTCCGATAATGAAACATCTTTCCCGGTTCTGTGGCACTCCGAAATCTTTGGAGTTAAGCACCTGCCATTCAACATCATACCCCCCTCATCCATTTCAATGAGCAGTCTGGCGAAATCCCATCCACCATTAACACTAAGCAGATTTTTAACGTTTTCAATGAAAAGGTAAGTGGGTTTATTTTCTTCTTCGAGCTGTCTGATAAGGTACATAACTCTGAAAAACAGGCTTGAACGGTTTCCTCGAAATCCGAGTTGTTTTCCTGCAACTGATATGTCATTACATGGGAATCCGAAGCACCAGCAATTTGCTTTTGGAATGTCTCCGGCATACACTCTGCGAATGTCATTTGCATACCATTCTCCATTTCGATACTCCTCTTTAAGAATCTCTTTTTGCCGTTTATTTAATGGAAGAGTGCTTAAATATTTTCTCTGTTCTTCTGTCAATAAATGCATAGAAGTGTAACTAGCTGTAGCAAATTTATCAAATTCGCAAAATCCGACGCATTTATGACCGGCTAACTCCATCCCTCTTCGGAATCCTCCAATACCGGCAAAAAAGTCTAAAAAATCCATATATTCCTCTTTCTTCCAGACCCACCGAAATGAGTCTGGAAAATTTGCTGATCGATTTAGTTGAACGGCAATCCTGCATCTTCCACGTTATCTGGAATGTTCATGAACCCATCATTTGGCGTTGCCGTAGGTGCACTCTGCTCGTTCTGAACGTTGTTCTCTGACGACAATTTGCTTTCTGCAAACTCTATACGCTCAATATAGACCTCTGTGGTATAAACTTTCTTTCCATCACGATTGGTATAGCTACCAGTCTGAATATGTCCTTCGACAATAACTTTGGTTCCTTTATGGAGATACTTTTCTGCGAATTCTCCGTTTTTTCCAAAAGCAACGCAGTTGATAAAATCAGCCGTCTGTTCATTGCCATCTTTATTCTTGTTGGCACGATCTATCGCCAATGAAAAACTGGCAATTGCCATTGGCTTTTCTCCCTGGGTGTATCTGACTTCCGGATCTCTTGTTAATCTTCCCATCAGTATTACTTTGTTCAATGTTCTGTTACCTCTCTTTCTTAAATGTATCTCATCCTCATGTGTTAATTTGTGGTTGTCAAGATGTTTCTGCCTTAAAACGGAATTTCTGACAATTCGCAAATCAAACCAGAATGCGCAATTTTCACAGACACTTCATCTCCAACAACAGTTTCAACCTCATGTTGCATTATTTCTGGATTTCCCCAGCTTTCTGATAAGTGACATAAAATCGCATTTGACAGATTAGGTGATTTGTTAATCTGCATGATCTTCTTTACTGTTGATAACGAAGAATGCCCTTTAATACTATGCTTATACTTGCCAGATGTTTTATCTGGTGCCATATCCAGATGATTACACTCAATTAAAAAATGATTGATTTTCGACTTTTTAAATGTATATGGTAAATACCCAAAGTCTGTTGCATATAGCAATTTTTCGCCATTTGGTAATGTAATTAGATAAGCATAATTCGGTGTATCGTCATGCGGTACATAAAATGCAGTAACCAGAAACCTTCCTATCGGAATTGTAATCTTTTCTGGAATTGTTTTTATCCCATCAAACTGTTCTGCTGTTTCCTTATTCGAATACACATGAATACCTGCTCTTTTGACTTCCTTGTATGCGTTCGCATGATCTCCATGAACGTGGGTCAGCAATGCACCTACTACATTGGAAATTTTAAAATCAATACCTTTAAGAATCTGCTGATACTTGCATCCGAAATCCAACAAAAGAATTTCGTCATCTGTGCATATCGCATAGCAGTTTCCATCCGAACTGCCTGTACTTATGACTTTTAATGATATGTTCACATTTCTACCTCTTCCGGCATAGAATCGATGCTGTCAGGCTGGTATCTGTCACAGATACTTTCGTCAGCCATGCGCCCCCAGTCACAGAAATCATCAAATTCACAGTTCCAACATGCTTTACTCTCCATCTCCGTCTCCCTTTATAAGTTCTCCGTACAGATCGTAGCCATACCCAACGGATTCTTCGATTTTATTAAGATAGTCGCAAAACTCTTGGCATTCTTCCTTCGTTGTGAAGAACACCTTGGTCAGATTTTCTCCGCTTATTTCTTTAAAGTTCTTATCATGGTTTACTATTGTCCTTGCGTATCTGGAAAAATCATACTCTTCGATATACTCATTCCCCTTTGTTCCTTTTATCCTGTACCATGCATTAATCGTTCCATACGGGTGCTGTTCATCGGGTACTCACCAGGCAGGCAATCAACCAGGCAGAAAATCACGCCGTCCTCTTCCTGCTGCATAGCCATAGCCTGCACCTTCACACCGTCCGTGAGTTTGACCTTGATAATATCTCCAACCTTAAAAGTATCAACGTCAGACTTAATCATTCTTTTTACTTTCATCTTCCAATTACCTCCAAATTTTAATAAAAGTCATCTGCATCATCCAAAAAGTCCTCATAAACTTCGCATCCATCACAGGTCTGCTCGTCACATTCTGGAATATAATTACAATATGGACATCTCATAACATCTCTCTATAACCTTTCCGAGACTTTCTTCGCAATGGCATCACAGGCCATATCCCAGCCTTTCGAGAAATCATCCGGTGCATCGCAACCACCCATCTCTTTCACTTCCTCGAGGATTTCTTCGCGGATCCTGGCTCTCTCCTTAAACAGCACCATCTCATCCATGCGCTGTTTAAAACGTCGGTTTTTCGCGTCAATCTGCCGCCAGTCAGTTTCCAGTTTTAATTCTCCGGCGCAGTGCTGCACATCTGTAAATTCCTCCGTCAGATTCATTTTTGCCTCTTCTAGTGTCACAGGCGTCGGATTTTCCGCTCTTAACACCCGCGCCAGCTTAAGCGCCGCCTGTGCCAGCTCCGCTGCTTCTTCTGCCATCTGCTCCAGCATGGCAGGCGTACCGATTTTCTCAATCATCATCGTTCTGACCTCCTAAATGTTTTTCAGACGAATTTTAATTTTTTTCGAAACTGAATCGTCCAACCCGCATGAAACAGACAACGCATCCGCACTGATGATTAAATCTGCTAACAACCCAACAAAATTTTCTCTGTCAGCACTTTCTAAAATTTTACCTGATTTCTTTTCCTCTTTTGTTTTGCTCAATAGATGCACCAAATCTGATGCGCTACTTTTCACATAATGCCTCCAGTATGTTTCATCTCCATATTCTGCCAGTTTGTCAATTGCTTCTCCTAACATGTTTAGCCTCCTCTTTCTTAAACCAACTTTCCAACCATTATTCTTATTCATGAATTATTTCTCCCCGAAAAACATTTTTCTGACAGACACTACATTATACTTACCTTCCAGTCTATCTCTATTCATTTGGATTCCTTTTGCCGGATAATCACATTTGAAGCTCCGGCAGATTTCCGGTCTGACTTCGTATATCGTGCACTTCTGCTTGTCATTGTCGCGGAATGGGCAGGTTAAATCCCACCCGATCCGCTCTGACGTTGGCAAGAAATGCTTTGACTCTTTAATCTTGTGCTTGTGAATGTATCTTTTGATTTCTTTGATTTCCTTATTAGATATTGGAAATAAATCTGAACAACAATTACCACAATTGCTGCACCCTCCGTCTTTCGTGAAATCAAAAATTCCTGATTCCATATCACGTATCGCTTCTTCTAAAGTTGAGCATTTCGGCATTTTTAGTCCTCCATAAACTCCGGCACTTCTTTTGGAATGCTTTCCGCGTTTACAACTTCCGGTTCAATTGTTTCAGCTTCTACCGTATCTGGCACATCTTCCATGAACTCCTCTTTGTTGGCTTTCGTTTCGATATCGTATGCCATATCCTTTGCTGTCATATCATCGGATGATACAGTTTCGCTTCTGTCGCTTGCCTCCTGCATGTACCCATCTCCATACGTATTCATGAACATTTTCAATGCACGATTAATAACAGTTTTCTTTACCATCTGATCGGTAAATTTGGCATGCGTGCCGTTTCCGCCCTCTTTGTATCCGAACCCCTGTGCCCAGGCTTTCTTAATCTGGTTCATGTTCATTACTTCCAAATAATGCTCTCCAGACTTAGTGATGGAAATCGCATATGCACCTTTAATTTTGTCTGTATCAATGTTCATAAAATCCTGCTTATGAGAATCGAAAACCTTTTTTCCGTCTTCGATATGATAAGAAAACTCATCTCCCTCGTAGATAACTTCTGCACGAATTTCTTTCAATCCGTAGCGTCTGGCAATGGTAATATTTCCGAAGTATGAACGCTGGAACTGACACTGACCTCCGTAAGCAATGAAATACCCCTGCTTTTTCTGGACAGAAAGCCCTAATGTTGCCATATCCATTAAGCTGTTGGCGATACTTGCCTGTGAACAACTTTCAAGGATTGGCTTATTGTTTCTATCCTTGGTTTCTTTTAACACCAGATATGCGCCTGTCAATGCATTGGCTAGATTGTAATCTGCCGGAAATGACATTCCGTATTTACACTTTTCTTCCAGCTGATGAGTTAAACCGTTAATAAATGAATTGTTTACCACCAAATCAGTTGCTGTCTGCTGTTTCTGAACTTCCTGTTTTGCTGCTGTCATCTTATACTTCCTCCATTTTTTTTAACACTTCCGCAAGTTTACTCAATGCTTTCTACATATTTTTCAAATCCGGAGACGTATGTTTTTCTGCCTTACTTTTATCAGCCTGAATCTCGCTAAAGATTATGGCATGTCTAACCATTAATTCTGGAAATGTTTCAAACATCTGCCGAATAATGCCAGAAAACTCTGTAAAAATATCGCCTCCCTTGCCTGAAATTTCAACTCTGTATTTTCCCTCATTTACCTCTGACTTAATCATTTTTATCCTCCTCATATAATTTTTTGGTTGACTGAACCGATCATCTCCTAACAAAACAGTTCCTTTTCATTTCGAATCGGTACTCTTCCGTTACATCGCTTTACTTCTCTACTCTATTCCGTTGCAGAAATATCAGTCCAAGTAAATCTTCCTTTCCCGGAATTATGCCACTGACCTATTCCATTCAGCTGCCCGTAATCCAGCCATTCAATGACATTTTTCATAAGCGAATCCACCATAACCATAATGGTAAATTCCACCTGCGTACCTGCCGGAACAGTTTCACTGTTTGCTAATGAAATCCGTTCTCCCTGTGCTGTCTGTGCTCTAAGTGGGCGCTGGCAATCTCCAATTTCTTCTCCATCAGGAATAATAAATGGGATGCGTCTCTCCCGGATAAACACCAGATTATCAATTTTTGTTTTGTATGCAGGTAATTTACTGCTGCCACCAACATAGCCAAATGCTTTTGCCGCATTTTTGAAGAATCCCTTAATCTGATAATCGAACAGAAATGGATGCCCGTTTTCATCCTTTGGGAATACGGTCTTTCCTTTTGCAATCGCCTCATCTACACCAATCGCTGCAATTTCCTCCTCTCTGGACAGTGCGTCCGGCGCTTTAGAAGCAATGAACTCTGCATGAATCTCCTTATCATTGCTTGCTGTTCCTAACACTTCCTCTGTGAATGTTAATCTAACTTTCATTTCTTTCATTTTTCTGATTTCCTTTCAATTTTTATTTTTTAGCAAAACACTACTTCTCTACGCGATTCCTTTTCAATACATCGTCAAGCTTTTCCATTTCACTACCAAACTAAGCATAACTGTTCATAACCATTGCGTTTTCATTCCTTTTCACGGCATTACAATTCAGTACCATTTCGGTGCGTCACATTTCCGTGCTATGCCATTCCAGTTCATTTCTTCACTAACCCAATCCAATGCGTTGCGATACCTTTCCGTGTCCAAGCAAATCTTTTCCATAGAATTTCACTACAAATCTAGGCGATACTATTCCTCTGCATTACTCGTCAAAACTTCTCTTTTTCTTAACGGTTCAAATCCACACCACACTATTCCTCCACAGATCCAAACTTTACTGTTCCTTTTCTAATCATCACTTCGCCAATCCATCCATACAATTCCGATGCAAAACTAAACGAGACTCATCCCTACTTCACCGTTCTTTTCCACAACTATTCTGTTCAAAACGCAGCTTCTCCCTTGCTTCGCAGAACCGGACTGTTCTACACCTCTCCACTACCTAACAGAGCAAAGTAAATGTGCCTTTTATACTGCTGATACAGACAAGTCCTGATTTGTTACTTTTAAAAAGATGATCTGGCAATCGGCATTGATGCTTTTCATATTGGAATCATCCAACTCTGCTGCGTAATCAACAAATACTGGTAAATGCATTCCAAAATAATTCTGCAATCCATTAATAATTGCGATTTTTCCTTTGATTGCCAATGCGGTATTCGCACATCCAATCAGTTTCGTCCATTTCTGGTTTGATTCATCAAAAACGAACCAATCGCAGGCATCTACAGCATCACCATTCTTCTGATATGTGAAAAGCTGTACCTTTACACCAGAGAAATGAGAATTCACTTCTGCATCCAGCATTTCATTTTTCTTCATGCGAATTCTTTTAATCTGGAAAAGAATCTTATCTGCGTCGGCACTCTTTTGTGCGCTGTCACGCAACGCCTGTTTCATCTGAGAAACCTGATCGTTAATCGATTCATTGTTCCATGATTTTGAAATTTCCTGTTCTACAGCGATTAATTCAGCCTGTTTTTCGTTTAACAGATGATTGTATTCGGCTTTTTTATCCGCCAGATTTGGAAGAACCTGAATTTCCTCTTTTAAAGACTCGAGCTGTTTGCTGTATTCTTGATACATTTTATTTTCGTCCATTGATGCAGTTTTCTGGAAATTTTTCATGGCATCCTCTGCCACTTTGTTTTCTGCGGCAATCTTAGCCAGTTCATCTTCCAATACTGAGACGGAACTTTCTGATTCTTCTTTGGCTTTCTGAGACTCTTCTAAATCCGTTTTTGCTGCGTTTCCCTCTGCTGCGATTGAATTTAACTGTACCTTCTTTCGCAGTTCCCAATCTTCTTTTGCTTTTCGAGCCATATCAAGCCGCTTTTTCTTGGAAGATTCAAACTGTTCTTTAGCCTGTTCTATCTGCTCGTCTAGCATTTTTTGTCCACAAGTCGGGCAAATGGAAAGTTCATCACCAAATGACTCTGCTTCAATCTTCTGAATTTCAGAATCATCATATGTAGAGTCTCGAAGAGTCTTGTATCTTCCTCTCGCATTCTGCAATTCCAGGGCATTTCTGGTGATTCCGCTCTCGGCATGTCTTAAATCCATTTGGACATTAGAAATCCTTCTTTCCAATTCTTCCTTTTCTGATGTTGTGCGATTAAATTCTTCCTTTCTTCGCCGATACTCTTCATCGACTTTTTTCTGGGCTTTTTCCTCTTCTTCAATCATCAATGCTTTGATTTCATTCATTTTTAAGCGGAGAGCATCCACCTGGCTGTCATCAGAAATAGAATCCAACTGTTTCTGAATCTGATTCATCCGCTCTTTAATAGCATTTTTCTGCAATTCCAGTTCTGCCACATCAATATCAACCTTTGCCATTTCCAAGCCTTTAATCTGGTTTGGAATCGAATCAATCCGCTCGTCAGCATTTTTCTTCTTGGCTTTATTCATCGCCTCGATCTCATCCAGTCGATAATCATTCAGCAATTTAGCCACTTCTTCACAGTCCGCACATTCCTGTGCAATCTCTAAATCAGGATGCGTACTTGCCATAGAAAAAACAACACTTCTCATATCTGCTAATTTCTGATTCGTAAAAGCATCAATGTGGGATAATACAATAAAATTGTCAAAATCAATCCCTTTGATTGCCATATCCTCTCGAAAGGCTTTCTCTGTTTTTGCCACACCATTGATTTCATATTTGTTGGACAATGTAACCCGAACCGTTCCATCCGCTTTTGGCTTGCTAACGCTCTTTTTCTGATATTTAGCAATATTGAGCGGTTTTCCATCGATTTCCAGTTCCATGTCTACCCGAGGAACACAATCTCTTCCATCATCTGGTCGAATATCTGGATTATTCTTTAATAAGTAGTCCTTGTCAGCCATCGTCCAATACCAACTATCGGCCAATGTTGTTTTCCCACTTCCATTCTTACCTGCTACAATAGCATTGGTTCCATTTAACAAGATTTCTTTTTCATGCTGCCCCTTGAAATCGGTCAGTTCGATTCTTTTAATTGATACCCTGCTCATTCTTCTTTCTTACCCTCGCTTTCCTTTTGATAACAGTAAAATGATTGACTGCTATTTCGTTTACTATCCTCCACAACCTTATTTTTTTGTCAAAAAAACTCCGGCTCTGCATTCTTCCACAAATTGTAACAATATCTCCATCGCGCAAGAAAGCCGCTGATTTCGCCACATTCGACCAAAGAACACATGGGATGCAATCTATTATTTTCTCATTGCCATGACGATCGATACTGACGGATAAATTAACAACCATATTTGAGGGAAGCAAATCCTTAATCATTGGCATCCCTTTTATGCTTCCCAAAATGGTAATTTGATTTTCGCCCACTGCTGATTCTTCAATATTCTTGATTTCACTGACGTAAACGTAAATTCTCAATCGTGTACGACCATATTCAATAACCTGTCTACTTCTCAGCAAACCAGAAACTTGAACCCATTTTATGGAACGATCAATCCCATCAAGCAAGCCGTTAGGAATGACCACTTGAATAAAATCAAATTCGCCATTTTTACGTTTTACCGCTATCGTAGATTCGTACATACTAGGGATATAATTGATGGGAGTAGAAACCCCTGAAAGAATGCCAGAAAGAGTCACTTTGCTTTTTAATTCTTCCATTTTTCACTCCACCAATTTTTATTTAACTTCACAAAAATTTCCGTCAACAAGGCGATAAAATACATCTTCTTTGATCCTCGTTCCGTCAACATGTTCCGTTTTTACGCACTTAGGAATCCATTCCCCATCTTCTTGAACCCATTCTGCTAAAGTAATCCAACTTCCGATTTTTGCCTTTGCAATAGACTTGTATCCAGCTGCCATTACAACAGCGTTTTTGCCAGTTGATTCAATCTTGGCGGAATATCCAGAACTTCCAATCTTGGCGGAATATCCAGAACTTCCAATCTGGGCGTAATTTCCAGAACTTCCAATCTGGGCGGAATCTCCAGAACTTCCAATCTTGGCGGAATATCCAGAACTTCCAATCTGGGCGTAATTTCCAGAACTTCCAATCTGGGCGGAATCTCCAGAACTTCCAATCTGGGCGTAATTTCCAGAACTTCCAATCTGGGCGTAATTTCCAGAACTTCCAATCTTGGCGGAATCTCCAGAACTTCCAATCTGGGCGGAATCTCCAGAACTTCCAATCTGGGCGGAATATCCAGAACTTCCAATCTGGGCGTAATTTCCAGAACTTCCAATCTGGGCGTAATTT